ATTGCATAGTGATAACAGTATTTAAATATCGATATAACAGTATTGAATGTGATATCTTGTGTGGTGTATTAAATGGTATAGTGTACTATAGTAGTTGATATAATATGGATAATAAGGTAAATGGTAGTAAATCCTATTTACTATGGTGGGGTAAATGGTGTTTACCAAAAAATGCGATACGTGTAATACGTAGTATGCTACATATTCAATTTTGAACTATCAATCTCAATCCGCCATTTTCGATTTTTTGTTCGATAATGCCGAAAATGATACTATACGGTATCATATACAGATAAAATAAGGCGATACGCCCGCAAAGTGCTATTTTCAGGCGTTTTTGCTACTATCAGTATTTTCCAACACCGGGGCATGGTTATGGATGAGAATGGTAGAAATGGATGAAAATGGCATTTAGCACAACAAATCATAGACCCTGTAATATCACATAGATTTTAACAAATCACATAGCCTGTAATCAGATACATATTATCACAAGTAATAATAAATCACAGAGCATGTAATGGATTGAGGTGGATTTTTATTTTTTCTTATCAATATCAAAAATTTCCCCCATACACTATCGTAATAATCTACAATTTGTTAACAAATAGATGATTAGAATATGGTATAATTAGATGATGATAAAAAAGTTGTACAATCGATGATACTAATATAATACGTTAGTATTATTATAGTGTCACGCAATGTACAAAAATTTTACATCAATGTACAAAAATAGAAAGGAAGAAAATATGACAAGCAAACCAAAATATCTACCATCAAACGAAGACAATAAGTTAATTGATGCTCTTATCAAAATAGAGGGGCGCGAATTGAAATATCCAGAATTATGCCGCGCATTAGACATCCCAACCAAATCTGGCAACACTAAGATTTCTCAGCTAGATAAAATCCGTAACTACTGTCAGCTAGATACTCTAGAACATCCAACTCGCTATATTGTCCAAGAGGTCTATCCTGAAGCTGATGCCCTTATCAATGAACTAGATAAAGATTCATATCAAGCCGCATTTGAAGCCGCCCTTTATCAAATATTTCTAAAGACCAACTGCGCCACCATATATGCGTCAACCAGCAATTTGCTCAGAATGTTCCAAGAGGTCAATGATAATTTCAGCTATACATATAGTCAAGCCGTAGAAAATTCAGAGCATTATGGCTATATGAGTTTGGTTAATGGCGTGGTATATAATATTCTTGCTCAATGGACTAGGCGCAAATTGCTGACAATGAAGAACCGATATGTCATTGATCTGAATAGAGGCTATCGGCTCTATAAGCAACGGAGCAACCTTGAAACAAAAGAAACATGGCTCGAAACATACGATGTACCAGAAGATAGCCCGGATCATCAAACCTGCCTATCCATCTATTCAAAAGCCGTCAATGAGATAATGCCACCAAATTGGGGCAAGGTCATAGATAATAGGGTCTATAAACCATACGTGTCAGCAGATCAATATAAGGCATTTGAGGCGCGGCTTGCTCAATTAACTCAAGAGGCATTTAGTGGCGAATATGTTAAAATCAAAGAAGTCTATATCATTAAGCCAGCAACAAAGGAATGGATAGCTAACCGGCTATTAGATGTCTATGAGCATTATCCCAGCTTTGAGAAAATCAATAAAGAGGCGTGTACCAAGATTATTCAAACTAGCCAGCTTAGTTGTATTACAGGCAAACAGCGGCGCGAATTTGTTGACATCAATATGAGCAATAAGCAGAGCGACAAGCTCAAGGATTTAGTTGCTAGTGAAAAACAATAAAAAATCTGCCCCAATTTATTCCCTACATATATAGGGTCTTGGGGCAGATTTCATTTTATTCAGTTGTATTACAATCTAAGCCTTCATTATAAATAAATGGCGGATCACCTGTGGGAACATATGTTAATCCATCATACTCGTATTTTTGACCAGTGCAAAGTTCAGCACTACTCCAATTTGTCACATACTGCTTATATTTACATCCTAGCGTCGTTTCTACACATTCAGGCCAATTCGCACTTTCTCTTAGTTGCCTATATTCTGTTTCAGCTCGTTTTACATCTTCACTAAATTTGCAGATGCGCCAATTTGAGCATCCATCACATACTGATACTTCGTTTGCATTCATTGTAATTTTCATGGCTGTTTCACCACCATCAATGTTCCGCACAAAATTCCATCATCTCCATATTCATACTTAATATAGTCATTGTCAATTAGCAATTTTCTCATTTGTTCAATAACATAAATCTTACCAATCTCAATTCGTTTTTCTTCTGGCGCGTTATCAAACCAAGGATGCGCATTTATGTCTACCAGACCAACCAACTTTTCAGCGTGTCTATCTACTTGCAACAACGTTTTTTTATATTCATTGCATTTAATACATGGCGCAACATAACCACCCAATTTTCTAATCAGCCAATGCTTAAATTTATTCCACACCTTTCTCCCTCCCATAATTGCAGAATCCATTTGGTTCAGGGTCGTCTAATCCAAATGGATTAAGACAATATGGTACATTTTCATCATTCGTTCTGAAATGTTCACAATCCTTACACCGCACTACTGGAACTGCATCAATAGTTGGTGCTTGGTCAATAGCATTATGAATAAGCCGAATTGCCGTACCGCCAGTTACGCTCCAATCTTCGTCTGATAATTCATACGGTTTGGTATGCTCAAGTACCCAATCAGCATCAATTAGCCGCATTATCAACCCTCCATATCTTTTACTGGATTACCTTCTCTGTCTGTGAGCACACACCAGCGTTTCACATCTTCCCACTGAATATAATCCATATAACTCTCTGTTTCCCAACATTCTAACAGATTGTTGTAATAAGCGACAATAAAATCATCATCGTTATATGCATACAAGCTATTTGGGGTTTCTTTCATTTGTAAAATATGATATGCTCCACCAACAGGCCACGCTTCATCTTTAGATGGATGCCACCCATCATCTTTAAGCGTTGGATAATGCCAAATCATTATCAGCCCTCCTATTCCATGCTCCAATAATTGATGCATATCAACTTACCATATTACCAAAATGCACCTTCATCATAATTTTCATCTCTCTTGTTCCATGCTTCAGCAGCTTGTTCTTCTGTGTCGTAAATATATACACCACCTAAAATCCCGCCATCACACTCATAGCTTGCAATCGGACATCCCGGATTTTCCTCATGACCGTGATGAAGCATAAAGCCAAGTCCACTATAGGGATGTTCTCTATATGATTCATCATGCAGATTCCCTTCGTCATCACACAGAATAATACTAACTTTACCGCCGCAGAATGGACAGTTACGCAATTTCAGATAATCGTTTTTCTGCATACTCAATTCCCTTCTTTTTAATCCACCAATAAATGGTATATGCACTAATTCCAGTAATTTCACTCCATTCTGTTACGCATCGTTTTTCATTATTAACAACAAGGAATTTTGTATTTCTTCTATTTCTACTATTCTCTTTTGGTGTAACAAATCTACAATTTTCTGGACAATAATTCCCATCGTTGTTTATTCTATCTAATTGTAACCCGTCTTTATACCCATTCCTTAATGCCCATAAAACAAAGTTGCTTGCATCTTGCCATTCATTACACACCCTAATTCCTCTTTCACCGTAGTCTTTATATTTTTCCCGGTTTGGATTTTCGCAACGGTTTTTCATTGTTTGCCAGAGATTGAATAATTTCTGATTGTCGTGAAACAAACCATGTTTTGGATTCCCATGGTGATGGTAATTTCCAACTCTTTTTCTTTTCAACTCATCCATTTATCAATCAATCCTTTTCAAGTTTATTCATGTAATCTTCAATAATTTTATTGGCTTGATTTACCATATTAACCAATCCACCAAGTCCAACCACGATATTCCACGCATCTGTGCCAATTTGATAATAATCACATCCAGCACATTCGATTGGCTTGATTTCTATATAATCTTGAGTGATATATCTCATTTAATCAATCCTTTCAGCAATCAAATTCAAATACAATGCGCACATCATCTTCTGTACCACCTTCTGGAATAAGTCGCCTCAACCCTTCCATCGTTTCATCATAGAACCAAGATGCGCATTCTCTATATGTGATTGGCGCAAAATAACAAGCAGTATAATATCGCTTTGATTTGTCTCTTGGATATTCTCCATTGATTAAATCAACCATTTCTGGCTCGGTCAATTTGGCAATATTGCATCCGTTAACATAACCACTATAACAATTTGGTTGTTCGCCCTTCATGATATAATCACGATATGTAACTTCATCAACATAGCCATATTTTCTATGCAGCTGTTCCCAATCATATTCGTGCAACTCTTTTAGTGTGAGCCAAGAACCGTAGCTATATTCATCGCCAAGCAACACGTCGTTTTTAGACATATCATCAGGATAGCCCTTTAGTTTAGCAATCGGCTTGAACCGTTCACCGATTCTACAACCAGCAAACCCCTCACCATTTCTAACTCCTGCAAGAATAGCAAACAGGCCATAATTTCTGCTATCATCAGGTTTGCTCATATATTCTTCCATAGCCCATTTCTTATCTGAAGCTGGGTCATACCGTGGATTCTTAAAAACTTTAGCAGTTGATAGCTCCCATACACCATTACGCCGCACCTCGGCAATCATGTTAATATCAGTTCCCATTTAATCAATCCTTTCTTCAGCAATTCCATCAGCTGTACTATAGCAAATATGCTTAATCCCCAATTCTTTTATATATTTCATACAAGCGGGACATGGACGCGCCATTGCTTTATTTCCATTTGCATACTCACGATATACATATAGTGTCGATTTACTAAAATCAATATCCAGATATTTTACTTTGCTCAATGCCCTGATTTCAGCATGAAGCGAATTTACTACGCCGCTCTGGTTAGGGTCAAATTCGCGCTCTGCATTAAGCCGCTTCTGCAATGGGCTTGTTTTTGTGCTATTGCATCCTGTAGCAAGCAGTACACCCTTATAGTATAGAGCTGCGCCAAGATGATATCTGGGGAATTCAGATTCTTTGCTGGCTCTACAAGCTGATTCAATGCCGCGCTTAGTTCTCTGGTTCATTTGGTTCTTTATGTTCCTCATTAAGCCAATCAATCCAACATTCCATACATGATTTGAGAATGTCGGGACAATGATGATGAGGACATGGCTTTGACATATTTATAATAATTTCTTCTTTAGATTGGTTAAGCAACCATTCACTATTAGTCATTCTATACTTCACCTTTAATTAAATATTTATGACATTTACAGATAATATCAATAGCTCTTTCTGCTGGGAAACAATCAATAATCCAGCATCCATACCTCTCAATATCATCTGCTTCGGCTTTCTTAAACGCTTCAACTGCATCCTCAAGTTTGATATAAACAGCCATTATTTGTCCACCTCATATCCTAATTCAATCAACGTCATAATAGCATAATTAGCCATATCAAGCAATGTATCCTCAATCTTTTCGTCTTTGACCTGAGCATCATGCGATACAGCAAGCGACATGAGTCGATTCATCTTATCACTAAGCCGAGTCACAGCACTGATGATGCCAAGCTTTTTGTATGTATCACCAAACGAATCTCCATAATCATGGTTCTTTGCTTTATATACTTGATTGAGCTTCTGGCAGATTGCATAATGTTGCGCCACCTTTGGTTCAATATGCAACTTAATGGCATCTGGCTCTTTGTCATAACGTTTAGTTTCTGCATTTTCACAAGCTGCTGGGTCAAGCTCTTTATACCAATTATAGATTTTATCAAGCATTTTATCGTCCATTTCATCAAATGCACAAGAATAGCTGTCTGTAAATCCATCCGTTTCTTTATCGTACATATTTTTTAATTCACACGTATCACAAGTATTGCCACAATAATCACAATACCATTCGAGTACATTAACTTTTTCTTTTCTTGTCATATTTATTCATCCTCCTTATCCATTTACCATTATATTATCAAGCGCTTCATATAGTGTCCAATCTTCATCTGATTTAATTTTAATTTGCTCGAATGGGCGATATCCAAGTTTATCTGGCACTTCATACTTCCAGTCACAATCTAGGCAAGCCCATATATCAATAGGCGAAATATAATTATGGTAAATGTCACCACCACATTTAGGGCAAGTATAGATAATCATTTTATTCATCCTCCTTAACTGGTGTAAAATTCTTTGCGCTGATATATCGCCATTCTTTAGCTACATAGATTAAGAAATGTGGATAACCAGCCTTATTATCCCGCACATTATAAACAGTATAAATATCGTTATCATATTTTCCTTTGAATTTAACCTTCATCAGCGCAATCCTCCTCATTTTCATCACAATCTTCATCTACAAAATGAACATCTACATGAAATTCATTACGCAGTACATCAATAGCTTCTTTGGGACTCACATAGAAAAATTCTTTATGTTTATTTTCCTTATTAACTCGCTTATCGTCAAAATAATCATGGATGCGCGTCTCAAGGTCAAACACGTCATCATCAAATACAAGCCCATAGCAAACGAATGGAAATGGGACTGATGCCGATGACAATTCGGAAATTCTACGCAAGGGCTGAAGGCGACGTGTTACGCCCAGCTTGCAGCAATTTGGCATGGCTGGCGTTGCAGCAATGTACAGATATCCAGCCTTTGCATTATTAACACGGTAATCAATATCTGCAATACGCTTATCGATTGCTTTAAGCGTTGCTTCAAATTTAGCACGTTCTTCAGCATTGAGTGTCTTTCGGAGAGATTGTTCATACATTCTGCGCTCTTTCTGAAGTTCTGCTTTTTCACGCTCAGCCTCAGCAAGTAACTGTTCTTGTTCTCTCAATCTGCGCTTTTCTTCACGGATTCGCGTCTTTTCTTCTTTCTGCTTGACCTTGATAGCTAAGCTAATATCAAGCATATCAAGCCGTACCTTCACATATTCAGCATTAAGCGCCAATCCGACTTTATTTGCTTTAGACTGATAAGAATTAAATTTATTTTTAATCAATTCTTTGCTTTTAGCAATATTGCCGGTTGTCACAGATTTTTCTTTGCTGTCAATATATGCGTTGCAACTGTAAATCAATCCGCGCCCATACACGTCCTGCATTTCTTTGCCGCGCCTAGCAGAGTCATTGAGCGTATATCCTTGCTCAATGCGATACAATCCAGTATTCACAGCTGATTCAATTTTGCTTTGTAGCTCATAGCGCTTATGCTCAAGCTCATCTAACGAATCTTGATAATACGGGATATTATAATCCTGCATTTCTTCAATGGCATGAATTTTACCATTTAACGCATTAAGGATAGACTGAGCCGCTTTTGCAGATCGCATGGTGTTTTCATATTGATGTGCCGCAATTTGCCGATGTTCGTCATAGTTATCAATCTCTGTTTGCATACTAGAAATATCTGCTTTGAGTTGAGAAATCTGCTCTTCAAGCGCTTTCTTCTTCTTGTTTAGCTTGAAAATCTCGAACACGTCTAGCCGCCTCCTTGCCAAAAATCTTGTCTATATGCTTATCAAAATCTAGTGGATTATTGCTCTTTGCTAAAATCTGCTTTGTGTTGATATTATATAGCTCGAATTGTCCATTGCCGCAATCATTGATAATCCAGCCAGTATCGCCATGTTGCACTACTGCGTTAATTTTCTTTGTTCTTGGCATTACGTAATTTCCTTCCGCACATTGGGCAATAATTCAAACTGACAATATCTTGAGTTTGTAAGTCATCATTTTCGTCAAATGCTCGAATACGAAGCAATCCATTGTCGTTGATAAATCCAGCTTCTATGCCGCTATATTCGCTTTGCAGTGGCAAATGGTATCCTTTTGTGCAATACATACAATTCATTTTCATTTATCTCACCTCATACAATGATTATATCACATCATTTTGCACTTGTCAAGTATAATTTTTGATAAATTGATTTTTCACATCAATTTAACTATTATCTACGAATTTATGAGTAGATAATAGTTAAATTGTAATTATATATACTAGATATTATATCATATAAATATTACAGTATTATGAATTATATGTTAATAAATTATGAATAAATTAACTATTGACAAATACTGTAATATATGGTATAATATATTTATAATTTATAAGAGATTATATCACATCAATCAATTTTTGTCAAGTAGAAATTTTAGTATTGACAAATAATCAATTATATGATATAATAGCATTAAGCTCAAGGAGGTGGTAAGAAATTGTGGAGCGAAATGAGCTATAACTGGTATGTATCAGAAGATATAGAGCCAGAAGTATGGGATGATGAATATGAGCCAACTGAGCGTGATTGGGCGCTTTGGATATATGGTAGTTCAGAGAATGAATTAGAGGTGATTGATTAAGTGCCATTGACAGAGTTCTGTTATATACCTTCTGTAGCAACAGATGCTTTTTATACGCCGAAGGAACAAGCAATACATAATCGACTTGTCAAGCTATATGCCTTGAGAATGCGCGAGAAGGATGGTCAAAATCGAAAATGGCGCGTTTCATCAATTAACCGTGTTATCAAGAAGCATAAAGATGAACTTGTTGAGTTGCTGAGAAAATCGCTTGAGGATAATATTACAAGAGAACTCAATCCAGATGCGGTAACAGACAAGACAATTATTAACCTGTTCTGCTCTGAATTGACTCGTAGTCTTGGCATTAAGACATTTGAGCGAAGTGACAAAATCATCATTGTCAATGTGTTCTTTTTTGAAGTGCTAAACAGCATTATTCACAACGGGTTTAATTACAATGGTGAACATTACATTTTCTATTCATGTGGAGCGGGCATGATACGCACAAAGCGATTTATGGCCGTTTGCGAAAAAGATTATTTAGCTGTTGAGCAAACTCTTATGTGCGGACTGACCATTGATTCAATCAATGCGCTGGGCGGCATGAATGAAAACAAGCTATTGAGTTATAAGAGTCTTATGGCGTCTGCAACCGACAGAATTGAGAACTTTGATATAGATCGCTGTATTGTAGTTGATGATTTTGAAATGCCAGTTATAGCTGAATCAGATTTTATTGATTGTACAGATTACAGCATTACGCGAAAAACGTCTGAGACGATTATAGCTGAGACAGATGGCTGGGGTATGTGTTGTAAGCCCGGATTTAAGACACAAATTGTTCGAGCGCCGTGGATAAAAGGATTGGTATCTTATTTCGACTTTAGAGGATGGCTCAAAGAATATTTCACCGCTGACGATTGGGCTGTAACTGATATATATGGTAAAGAATGGAAGATTCTTGAGGATGATATTCAGTATATCCTAACGAAGTCAATGTTCAAGCTGTATAAGTTTTATCCATCTTGGTTGTGTTACAAGTCTAATTTCAAAAGTTATGGTTGTTACTTTGGTTGTTGCAAAGTTGAGGAAGATTATATACCAAAAGCGCGAATCAATTATCAGATACTTCAATCTTTAAGTGATATGACAGACAATGAGATTGAGCGGCTTATTGCCAAGACAGCAGATGAAATTGATAGCGTCGGGAGAGACTATCAAACTACTATGAGACTATTAGGCGCGACTGAATACAATCAAACAAAATCAGCCATGCAAGAAGCGTTGACAATATATCCAGAATTATTCAAAGATGCGTATAACCGGGAGTTGTTGAAACAAACAAAAAAAAGCTTGGTAAAGCAAGCAAGAGGCGGCAGATTGAGAATTAACGGTAAATATCTGTTTATTTCTCCTGACCCTGTGGCATTTTGTGAGTGGTTGTTCAAAGGTGAGCAATTCCCAATCGGCATACTTGAGAATGGAGAGGTTTACACCAATCAATTCAAAGATGGCGATGAGCTTGATTGTTTGAGAAGTCCACACTTGTATCAAGAACACGCAGTTAGAATTAACAAGCGGAATGAACTAACCGATAAATGGTTAGGCGGAACAAAATGCGTTTACTTCAGTTGTCACGATATGATTAGCCGTATATTGCAGCAAGATTTTGATGGGGATATTAGTTTGGTTGTAAAAGATAGAACACTAACAACCGTAGCGAAGCGTAATATGCAAGGAATTGTGCCGTTGTCATATGACTTAAAAAAGGCTCGTGGGGGTATTATTGATGCGGATAGATTGTATGAAGGCGTAAGCACCGCATATACAGGTGGGTCGATTGGCCCGATAAGTAACTCTATATCGAAGGTAAAAAACGCCAATGGCGGTAAAATGACTGAGGAGCAAATTAGAGTTATTGCTTGGCTCACAATGAAGAACAATCAAATTATTGATTTTGCGAAAACGTTGTGGAAAAGTGAACCTCCAAAAGAAATTGCTGATATTATTAAAAAATATACTAAATCAAAATTACCCAACTTTTTCATCTATGCTAAAGACAAAGACCCAGATACACAAGTAGAGCCTCCAAACAATTCCACGATGAATCGTATATCGGCTAAAATCCCTACTTCCCGAATTCGCTATAATAACAAGATTGGGAAATTCGACTGGACGATGTTGATAAATAAATCAGTTGATTATACCACTAGAGAAAATTCACCAATCATAGAGAGGTATAATTGGTGGATGTGGAATCAGCGTCGATTTGATTATGGCGATGACCCGCATATCAATGAGGACGATTTGTATAAATATCGTCGCATAGCACAAGATATAGTGGAATATAGCAATGAGCCACTAGATGTTGTGGTTAATAGTTTGGCGGCTTATCTATATACGGTAAAAAAATCAAGCAATAAGAAAATGCTGTGGGCTTGTTTTGGTTGGACGATTGTAGAGAATTTGAGAATCAATACGGCGCAACTTAATCCAATCTGCCCCATTTGTGGCAAGCGGTTTAAGCCGCGAGATGTATGTCAACATTACTGCTCAGAGGAATGTTACAAGAAGGCAGATAATCAGCGGCGTACTGAATCACGTGAAGCCCCACCTGTCCGCACGGGGGATATGTTAAAACAGTAGAAAACATATGGATAAAATGAACTAGCCACAATATATTGTGGTAGACTAATAGGGAAAGGAACGATATAATTGCATAAAAACAAATATCCTCGGCTAGGCAAAGCCGACATGAGTAAAGAGCTACGACGGCGTACAGGCGTTGATTCTAAGATTATTGAGTTAGTGTTAAGAAACTATCACGATATCATCCGCGAGACACTACAGCATGGCGTGGAATATTCATTGCCAGATATTGGTGTTATTACATTCCGCGATTATCCCCCTCGTCCAGCTGGTGAATATTGGAATGGCTTTCAAAAGCGGCGTATGTACTATCCAGACAGACAGGGCTATTATCGATTAGAATTTAAGGCTGAGAAACATATGGCGAGTTATGTAAAAGCTGGTACGTTGTATGGGAAAGGCGCAACCAAAGAGGAATATGATGCTTGGGTATTGGAGAATTATCCCGATAACCCTAAGTTTATGAAGGAAGAAGAAGATGGCTGAACATAATAAGTTGAATCAGCAATTTTATGAATATGCGGCTAGTTTGCTTGAATCTAAACCAGAGACAGTAAAAAAATATTGGCAAGCATGTGTCGATACTATTGTCCATATGTTGCATTTTGATGGAAGATGTCAAATGCCCGGAGTTGGAACATTTGAGTTAAAAGAAGTGCCGTCTTGGACTGGAATGGCAAAAGATGATAATGGCGAGCTCGTAGAGAGAACAATCCCGGCGTGGTTCAAAATTACATATAAAAGCAATGATGATTTCATCAATAACGTCAATGGACGAGGGGTTACAAAAAGATATCGCAAGCGTGTTCGTGAGCGTAAGTTGACACCAAATGATCTCAAACTGATAACTCAGGCTGAAATGGAACGAACGGCAAAACGAACATTGAAGCAAATGCAAGATGACCGCATTGAGCAAGCAAAGCAACAGAGCTATGATGATTTTATCAATGTAATCAACAAGAAAAAAGAAGATTATGAACGGAAAAAGAAGGAAAAGGAACAGAAATTGAATGAATCTACAGAAGATACGACAAGCGACTGAGCTGCTAGATAGCAAGTTAATTGACTTACAGGAATGGACGGCTCGTTGTCTCGGTGAAGATTATAGGGGCGTTTGGTCAGAGGAATACTTACGCCGTTGCGCCGTATTTGTCCGTAATATGCTAAATGGCGCAGATGATTGTGAATCAGATGAAAAAGATGCTGAGATTTTATCACAGCTTAAAGAAGCCAAGGTTGAGCTAGAGAAAGAACGTAAGAAATTACAGAGTGAGAATATCCAGTATGTTCAGAATCAGAGACTTGACGCAAGAGCAGACTTGATTCAAGAAAAGATTGCTGAGTCAATTAAGAACCTCGAACCGTTTACCATTCGAGATTTTAATAAGCTGCCACAAACGAATGTAAGTGGACTTCTTTGTATTTCTGACCTTCATGCTGGTTCAACCTATGAAATCAAGGGTGTATATAATGAAGTTGTAAATAAGTACAATTTTGACATTATGAGGGCGCGGCTTGATGGGTTGCTTAACAAGATGTGTAATGATGACAATTGCATTTGGCTTGACGATATTACTGTTGCTGTGCTTGGGGATTGTGTAGAAAATATTTTACGCACATCTAGCTTAACTAAGCTGAGAGAGCCGGTCCTTGATACGGTTATCAAGTTGTCTGAATATCTAGCTGATTGGTTTGTTGAGTTACATGATCGGCTTGAAATTCCTGTTAATGTGGTGATGGTTGGTGGCAACCATGATGTGTGCCGTCCATTGACATCTAAGCCTCAGTTTGAGGAAGAAAATTTAGGTAAAATCATTGTATGGTATCTACAAGAGCGGCTAAAGTCGGTAGATGGCATTACAGTTGATGATTATACAGATTGCGCTATTAAATACATTAAGAACAATGCAATCATGCTTCATCATGGAGATGGCGGCGATGTAGCTGAGACAATGCGATATTTTGAAAATTTATATAATATTGACATTGATGAGTGTTATGTTGGACATTTACATCGACAAGAAATGAAGAATGCTGGCATTACTGAGTTAGGCGATAAATTGTGTTGGCGCGTTGGCTCTGTATGTGGTGTTGATGGATTTGCAAAGTCTATTCGTAAAGCATCAAGACCGTCTTGTATGTTTACAACATATTCAGAAGATGGCGCAGAGTGGCGTAAAACATTTTATCTTTAATATTGACAATCAATAGATTGTGTGATATAATACAACCATGGAATTGCGGCTAATGTCTGCGGAGTTAGCCTTGGCTTGGGGATGCGTCCTACAAGTTCCATAATAGAGGAAAAGCCTGAACGCTTTTCGCTGTCATCCGACAGAATTTATTTTATCGGTAGCGTCAGTTGCAAATGGCGCTACCACCCTTAAATTGATTCATTCTCTGCTAGGTGATAGCTACGGCTGTGTTAATCATGCTTGTGGGGCGATTAACCCACTTAGTAGAGTTGAATATATCTCATGTACCATGTGTACAAGGAGTTCCCGAAGTCGTTAATAGCGGCTTTTGCGAAATCCTATCCTTGACGATAGGCGTATAGCAACAGGTGTGTTATACGAGCGTATGAAGCATAGAACCGGGTTGTCTTTCGGCAATATGTGGACGTTAATCGAAGGTTTGCGGTATACCATATGACAACAATGAAAACCGTATCGCCATTAGAACGATGCAAAGGCGAGATGTGATGGCATCTAAGACCCATTGCACCATATAAAACATAACAGTGAGTGGCGCTAGATGCCCGATGGCGCTTTATAAATGGAGCTTTAACGAAATGTTTGTATCTAGGTATATACTGTAACTGCCTGTCGCTACTACTCATTGGCGGCTATGAATATCCGAAAGGAGGTCACTACTATCTTGAATTATCCACTGGGTTATCCGAAGCATAATTAAAGAAAGGAGGTGACAGAGCCAATCGGCTCATATCTACAATAAGCCCAACTCAATGGGAACTGTTGTTTAACTGAATATTGAACCTTGACAAATACGAAGCAGCTGAGAGCAATCTTGGCCGCTTCGTCATATTTATAGGAAAATAAACGGAACGGAAAGGAATGAGAATATGTTTTGCCCATATTGTGGCAAGGAAAAGCAAGATAGCCAATTCTATAAAAGCCCAATCAAAACGGGCGAATATATTAAGCCATGTAAATCATGTGTGACTGAGCTATATAAACAAGCTCTTGAATCTACGAAAGACCAAGGCGCGGCATTATGGTCAACCTGTATGCAGACTGGTATTCCTATGAGACGCGCTGAATATACTGCTTGTCTTGATATACTAGAAAAGGCGGCTAAAGGCAAAAAGCCTAGTATATTTATGTTATATCACACATATTTGTCTACATCGCCTGATAAATTAACAGGTGTATGGGATAGTGATATGGAGCTGTCTAATTTCAAGGATTTGGGCGATGTGGCTAAAGGCGAAACGGATGAAGTTGCGCTTAAAGCAAGATGGAATCGTCAGTGGGGTGTTGATTATGAAGAATGGGAATATCAGTGGCTCGATGATATATTTGAACGATATACCGAAGAAATCCTTGATATGGACACGGCTAAAGAGATGACATATAGAAATCTGTGTCAAGCAAATCTGCGTAAATTCAAAGACCCTACAGATAAAGACGCTGGCGATGAAATTCTTAAATTGATGAAGGTGTTAAAACTAGACCAATTTAAGGAAAACAAGCAGAGTGATACTGAAAAATTTATAGAACGCATGGCATGGAATATTGAGAATACAAAACCATGTGAATGTGAGGATTTGAATAAGTATAAGGATTTTAGTGGATTTGAGTTAACTTGGAAAGATATTTTGAGATGTTGTAAGAATCTGGTTGGGGGCGGGCGTGAATATCCAGATTTGCCCTCAGATCAAAAGAGATGATGGGTGGTGATATAGAATGAAAAGTCAGATGGGGGGCTTGAGACGCAAGTTCCTTGGAAACCACCTAATTACGGCAAAAGCAAAAGAAAACGCAATGAAAGATGCGCAGAAAGAAGAAAATGCTATAGAGTGGTTGACTTTATTCTAGTTACGCCGAAATTGGCATATATATGTTGATTTAGTTCTTGGTATCAAGTTGCGCCCATTTCAGATGATAATGATATATCTGATGGGCATATCAGATGTATTTTTTGCAATATGTTCTCGTGGCTTATCTAAAACTTTTATCGTTGGTCTAGGTAATATTGTAAAGATGAATCTTTATCCATATACAGAGGCGGTAATTACATCATCAACTGTTGCACAGGCGAACAAGATGGTTGAAGATAAAATAAGGGATGAATTGATTAAAAAATTATCGCCATATCTCTTATATATGTATGAGCACGAATATTTGGTTATCACTAAACCAGAAGATGGTTATAGAATAGAGAATAAGCTTAACGGTTCTACTTTGCGTGTATTACCATGCCAAGATAGCTCTCGTGGGCCAAGAGCAACAATTCTTACATACGAAGAAGCCCGTTTGCTCAAAAAAGGTATGGTCGATTCCGTCTTTGAGAAGATGGCGCATCCAAGACAAGCCAAATATCTTAGTAACCCTGTATATGGTAATAATCCTCGTTGGAAAGAGGAATGTCAACATATCTATATCACATCTGCCAGATATAAGTTTGAGTGGTTCTGGCTATTGTTCAAAAAGACATTTACTCGTATATTTACCGACACCAAAGTAAGATGTAATATTTTTGCTGGTGATATATTTATGGCTATTGATAATGGGTTTAAGACATGGGCTGACTATTGGAATGGTAAGGCTGGCGGCAAAATGGACTTCAGAATGGAAGATTTGAACGAGATGATTTCAGAGGGCGATGATGCGTTCTTTAATCTAAAGTCATTCAAAGAGAACCAAATTATTGAGCATTGTTTCCGTCCACCTACTGCATTACAATTCTTTGCTGGTGAACAACCTGATTTCCCAGAAAAGAAAGAGGACGAGATACGGCTAGTAGTCATGGATATTGCTTTTGCGAACACTACTGGTTGCACAAAGAACGATAATACTATTATAATGTTAATGTCGGCGCATTGGAATAGCAAAAAGAATAGATTTGAACGACACGTTGACTATATAGAGGGGCATGATGCTTCTGATACAATAGGCGCGTCTGATAGATTTAGATATTTATGGTGGGTCTATAACGCTGATTATGCCGCATTCGATGGAAGAAGTGGTGGAGAAGTTATATTCAACCATTTGACAGAACCATTGTTACATCCAGATTTAGGCTCAAGATGGGATTCTCGTGGATTTGGGCTTGCTGATAAATACCAAGTAGTATCTCAAGCAAAAGTTGATGATTACCATAGTAGAACAGTTGATAAAAACGCAGTGTCTTGCTTAATACCTGTTATTGCGACACCGGAATTAAACAGCACCGGTTGGTTGTCATTGCGCAAACAGCTTGAAACCAACAATATGAAATTCCTTATTTCTATGCAGGATTATCAGAATGAGCTAACAGATAGCGGTGAATATTATCAATATACTGCTGAAGAATTAGTTAATCAGCTTGAGCCGTATGGTCAAACTGATATGATGGTTATAGAGGCTGTTAATCTGAAAACGGTTATTAAGCAGGATAAAATCAAACTAGAAGAACCGCGCACAGGAACAAAGGATAGGATTGTAACTATCATGTATGGCAACTATATTATTGATTTGATTGAGAACGCATGGCAACAACAGTTGCAAGAAGATGAGTTTGATATAGATTCCATCCAGCTTGTGTATTGATTAGCAATAAAGCGGGACAGGGAGTAGCTACCTTTCCGATTACTCCCATAATCGGATTACCGCTTCATAAATATTAAGTTTGGGAGGACTTATATTATGACGTATGCAGAATTTATTAAAGGAATAATTGATGAACGTGGACGATTTGGTGTTCCAGAAGGAGAATATAAAGAGCGACATCACATTTTACCAAAGTGTATTGGTGGAACAAATGATAAAGAAAACTTAATAGATTTGTATGCGCGGGAACATTATATTGCGCACAAATTACTTGCGAAGGATAATCCGGATTGCATAAAGTTATGGTATGCGCTATGGAATATGGCAACCTTAAAGGGTTCAACAAAGAAAAGAGAAGAAATAACCCCTGATGAATATGAATGTTTGAGAAAGGAATTTTCTAAAAAGATTTCCGGTAAAAATAATCCAAATTTTGGCAAACATTTATCAGAGGAACAAAAAAGAGCTATCGGAGAACTTAATAGACAAAAAGCTAAAACAAATTTGTGGCGTTGGGGCAGAGTTCTTTCAGAGGAAACAAAACGAAAGATAGCTAAAAGTCGTTCGGGGATTCCAAGTGCAACACGAAGAAAAATCAAGCAAATGAATAAAAATGGAGAAGTTGTTAAAATTTGGGAGTATATTACTCAAATAACGCAAGAATTAGGATTTGACACAAGCAATATAGTGAAATGCGCACGAGGTAAAATGCGTACTGCTTATGGATATATGTGGGAGTATGCAGATTAGTTGTGCATTCAATTCACAATTAGTCTGGTGATATGACTTACCTATGAAGCGGCTGCTATGTTGGTATGTTGCCGTGGAGGTGCTATTAGGGTTGTGTGGAATCCAAGTTCCAACTTAGGTTTAATCAAAAAGCTGAAAACAAAAACACTCAAAAATATAAAACGAGCGGATAGGGAGGACAAGCAGCTCAATGAACTTTGGCATACGTTAATGAAGTCCATAATCTAACTGCTCTAATATATAAACAATAAAACAAAGAAAGGAGGGCGAAATTTGGCAGAACCGCTAGTAACATTTGAACAGGCTCAAGCTGTAACAGAGTTTGCACAGGCGTTATATGCTTATGACCAGTTTGGCTTTTGGTCACCAATGTTGAGTAATCAACTATTGCAGAGTTTGAACAACAATCCAGAAACCCCAAGCTCTGATAAAATCCGCAAGGCTCTTGCTGAATATAAGGAAAATTCAGAGCAAATTCAGGGCTATATGGAATATATGAAATTCTGGGACATGATATTTGCCAGAACTCTACAAGCATATTGTAACGCTCTATCATTTGATCTACAGCCTGTTTGTATCAATGCTTTTACTCAGAGTGATTATGAATCAAGCGCATACCAAGAGGATAAGCGGCGCGTATATGATTTTTTGAACAAATTTGATTATAAGGCCGAATTTGGTAAAGTTATAGCACAGATTGTGACGCATGAAACATATTTCACTTGGTTCAGAAAGACGAAGTGGGGCAACAAAGGAATGAAATTCGCCCTACAGATTTTGCCACAAGATAGATGTCTACTTACTGGATATTGGGAAAAGGGCATGTTGTTTGATTTTGACATGAGCTATTTCCTGCAAGCTGGTGTAGACATCAATGGGTTTGACCCAGCATTTAAGAAATATTATCAGCGCGTATTTGGCTCTGAGGAAGAAGCGTTCAAAAATTATCGCCCTACAAACCCACTAAATAGACGCAATGGAGCATATGCTATGTGGACGCAAACATCACCTAGTGATGGTGCATGGGTATTTAAGTGGAATCCTAGCACATTTAATAATACGCCATTTTTAGCTCCATTTCTGAAGAATGCCATTGCTAATGATGATATTGCTCAGTTGCAGTATAACAAGGATATTGCGTCAGCCTATGCTATTCTAGCTGGTGAAATTCGTCTATTTGATTCGGCTAAATCTGGTACTAAAGCGAATCAGTTTGCTATTGACCCAAAGACGCTAGGTGGATTTATGCAGAAGGCAAAGGCTGGTCTTGGCTCATTGTCAAAACTTGCCGCAATGCCGCTTGAAAATATTAAGTTCTACCAGTTTGAGGATAAGAATACAGATATGTATTCAACTCAACTTGCTACATCTGCTGGTGTTGGTTCTGGTGTGAGCCGTGTTATTTATAGCTCTGATAGACAGTCCAACGCTGAGATTGAGGCTGGACTTAATGACATGTACCAGACTATGAAGCCGCTATATCCACAGTTTAGCAATTTCCTAGAATTTTATGTCAATCAGCTAACAAAGAAATACAAGTGGAAATTTATCTTCGACGGGTCTAACTACCCATTTGAGCGTGAAGCTCGATTTGATAAAGTGAAAAAAATGGCTGATTCTGGCATTGTTCTACCTATGCAGACATGGGCATCTGTATCGGGCTATCAACCACAAGTATTTGAAGCAATGATGGCTGAAAGTAAATATACCGGTTGGATTGATAAATATACACAGCTCTTGAAAAATACCAATACAACCAAGGGCGGCTCAGATAACGAGGGTGGTAGACCCCGTCAGTCAGAAACATCACTTACCGAAAGTGGCGAAGCAAGCCGAGATTCATTAGAATAAGGTGAAATATTATGATGTTATCAGAAAGAACAAGTGAAGCCCTAGATATTCTAGTTGGGCAGTATTTCCAGTTGAATCGCACATTCGACCGTTGCGTTTCGTGGATGGAAGTAAAATTTGCTATGCCGAATGCTGCAAATATTATACATCACAAATTAGCGCATCTCTGGCCGCTTATGGCTGATACTGTAAGCGACTTTAAGCATCAGTGGAATATTACCACATATTACCCTGAGACGCGCGGCGATAAGCGCGAATATGATAATCTTGAGCAAATGATGGATACTATGCTTAGAGAAACGCTTGATCTATATCAAGTTATTAAGCAGACGTATTATATTGCAAAAGAAGAAAAAGATTTTAACGCAAATGCTATGCTACAGGATTTGATGGAAGATATGAATAAGGTTGTAGCGCAGATTATTCTATTGGATGATAAAGCCAAACAAATGCCAACAGAATATGATGAATATGACCGTCATATTGATAGTTGGGGAATTGTTGGCTTGGAGGATTATCAATGATTATCCTTGGAATCCCAAGAAATCCAGAAGATTATTTCATTGCTGATAGCGCGCTTGCTTGGGAATTAGATAAAGCTGGCTTTTCAGCTAAATACCTAGATGATGACGCGCATTATTATAAGCGCAACGCAAAACTGCTAAAATGGCTTAAAAAGAATGGAATAGAAGGATAATACGCTAGAAAGGAGGAATCTATGATTGGAAACAATCAAGAATATTGCCGCAATTTTAGGAGCAATCCTTTCTTTGTCAACGGTTATTACCTTATGTTGCAAACCTATTAAACTATGTATTGCGAATGCTCTAAAAAAATATCAGAGTGAACAAGATGATAAGATAAAGCAAAATACCCTTAAAGCGACGCTCAAGAGAATTGAGAGTAAGCTAGACGCAACTGTAGCATATACAACAGAGGCGTGTCGTGGTGAAATCAAAAATATGTTCTATAAATATATAGACAATAAGACATTGCCATATTATGAAAAGATGCACATGTTGCAAATTGAGGATATTTATGTCAATAAGCTGCAAAAGAACCATTACACTAAGGGGCTTATTGAGGAAATGAAAACGTGGTCTGTTGACTATACTGGTGTTGATTCACAAAATGTCAATTAACCATATATTACCATCCTTGAAGAAAGGAGGAAGATAATTGCAGAAAGATGTAAAATTTCAACTTGAAGATGTTGTTGAATACCCTGAATGGTGTGATAATTACCCAGAGTATAAATTTACTGTGTTTAAGTGTTGTTTTTTAAGCACTAAGCCAAATGCACATAAGCTAGATATTAGTGATGATGTATTACGGCGTGATGCTCAATCCATTCTTGGCAATATGCTTGTGGCGAAAATTCAGAATGGCGATGCGACTACGCACTTGCCTTCAGAAATTCAATATGGCTATTTTCCGCGCGAACAAGAGGTTGAGTTTGTTGAGGAAGATGGTGTTACCAAGGCATATGCTTATGCTGTTGTAAGTAAGCATTATAGTAAGGAATTAAACAATATCTTTGAGTTTGATAATCTTCGCAATAGCTCCGTCGAAATGACGGTAACAACAGATAAAGATGAGGACGAAGGAAAAGTAGTGGCCCTAGATATTTTTGGGCTAACTGTACTTGGAAAAGCCATAAACGGCAGTTGCCCCGATGCAGATATTAAAATGGTGCGATTCTCTACTGAGGATGCGGATGCTTATTTTGCTAAATCTGATTCTTTATCTAATCTAAAGCAATTTGTCGAAGAAAGGAAACAATCAATGGCTGAAAAATATGTAAACCATCCTATCAATACATCTAAGGATGCTGTATATACAGGTGAATGGGATGGCGATGAAGCAAAGAAAAATTTAGTCAAAGAGAAAAATTATAAGACTCTAGCACCCAAAGTGTGCCTCAGACTTGAGGAAGGCTGGGAAGATAGAGAGGTAACCAAGCTGGGTTACCCCGTCATGGGATTATATGACGGTGAGTGGCGTTATTCAACCAAAGCTCTATCATCTGCACTAGCATATGCAAAGCAGAATGATGAGATTGAGGTTGTAAATAAAATTGAGGCTATCTATAAGAAGTTAGACCTTGATGACGATTCTGAAAGAAAGGAGGACAAGAAAATGGCTGAAATTGAATTTAGCGCGGTTAATATTGGCGATCTTTGGGGTATGCTTTGGGCCGCTATTGAAGAGCGCCAGAATTGGGAATATGGCATTCAGGGTATCTATGAAGAAGATAACCAGAAGTTTGCCATTGTTACAGATCGTGCAAAGACCATGTATCGGCTCGATTTTAGTCTGACTGAGGACGGTCTTACTCTTGCAGATGAGGTTGTTGAGGTCAAGCAGGAATTTACCGAGACTGATAATATCAAGAGATTTGCTGAACCAGAGAATGTTGCTGAATATCGTCTAGCTGATTGTGACGATTGTGACGAGCATGACGATGATGACGAGCATGAGGAAGAACATGATGAAGAGATGTCTGCTGATGATATGAAAGCTCGTATTGCACAGCTTGAAAAAGATATCGAAGATAGAGACAATATCATCATGGGTCAAAATTCTGAGCTTGAGACGCTACGTCAATTTAAGAAAGATGTAGAGGACAAGGAAAAGGCTATTTCTGTTGAGGCTATCATGGCTGAATGCAAAGAATATATGTCTGATGATTGCTATAAGCAGATGCGCGAAGAAGGCATGTCTTGTGAATTTGCGGATGTTGATGCTTGGGCAAATAAGGTTAAAGCATATTGTTTCTCTGCTGTAAAGAAAACACCAAAGAAAGAAAAAACCGACGTATTTACTTTCGCTGCTCCTGTTGAAAAGAAGGAGCATAAAGGTCTATGGGACTAAAAACTAAAATTGATTAAAAAGGAGACAAATATATTATGAATAATCACTCTTTTATTATCCGCACTCTTGACGATTGGCAGAATGATGCTATCAACTGTGCTGGCATTTGCAAGGATAATGACCTAGACAATGGTCAGTTTGTTACTCGTGGCGCTCTTGGTCTCGCAACTGATGGCGGTTATGAATTTGCTTGCACACTACCTGTTGCTAATGAAACCGACCTATGGCTCGTTGAAAAGCCCGCTGTTGGTAATACCATTGAACAGCAGGAAATGAGCGACCCTCGTTATTTCTATAACCCCAAGGGCAGTGCATTCTCTATTAAGGGTCTAACTGCTGGTCGTACTTTCCTAGAGGCTCCTGCTTCTGCGTTTGCTGCTACTAAGGATCCAAAGACGGTTGGCGACAATGCTAAGTTCGCAAGCGTTGATGCAACTGGTCGTCTAGTTGCAGTTGCTAGCGTTCCTGCTTCCGGTACTTATTTCAGCATTGAGGCAACTCATACTGTTGATATTGGTATTGAAGCTGTTCCTACTTGGATTCTCAAGTGCGTTCGTAACTAATTAAATTTGATAAATAAGCAAAGGAGATATATATTATGAATCTAAGCAAAGAAATTGTTGCTTTCTCCAATGGCAACACTAAGTTCTATGAGCAGTTCATGGACTATCATTTCCACAAGTCCGAGGCTGAACAGGGCCGTAAGCTAGGCGCTTATGATGCAACTAAGCCTCTTGCTGAAAAGCATGATGTTGTTAACGCCGCATATTTTGCAGAAGTTGAGCGTCTTTCCAACTGCACTCGTAATGCTGAGAATGCTGATGCGTGGGCAGCTAATCCTATGGTTCGATGGGCAAATTTTGCAGTTATCAACGCCCTAGTCAATGCGGTTCTTCCTGCATATGTAACTGAGTCCCTTGCTCCATTCGTTGATTTCCGTATGGCTGGCATTGGCGACATTGTTAAGGTCAAGGTTATGCCTCGTACTCTTTACACTGTCTCTGCTGGTGGCACTGGTGAGCGCACTACTTTCCGTCAGAAGAAGTATGCTGGCGATGTTGTCATTTCCATGCAGGAGCGCATTATCACCACTTATGTTGACATGTATCGCGTAATGGCTGGTAAGGAAGATATTGCTGATTTCGTTCGTGCTATCGTTCTTTCCATTGAGATTGACATGCAGAAGATGGCCGTTGCCGCTCTTAATGCTGGTCTAGCTGGCGCTTCCTATCCTTCTCAGTTCCTTGAGAATGCTGCATTTGATGCTAAGAAGCTTATTGCTCTAGCACAGCGCGTTCAGGCTTATAACAATGGTATTAAGCCAATCATCATGGGTACTGCTTCTGCTCTAGCCAACGTTCTACCTGATAGCACCATGGGATATCGTGGCACTTATGACGCTAATGGCGGTTCTGTCCATGTTCTCCGTGACTTCTATGGCTTTGCTCTCTATGAGCTACCTCAGATGCCTACTGGTTCTAACTATGGTCTAGCTCTTGATGACAACAAGCTATATGTTGTTTCTCCTGTTGGTTCTAAGCTAGTTGTTGGTGCTATGTCTACAACTCTAACCAACAGCAACCAGTTCTATGAGAATGCTGATCTTACACAGAATTTTACAATGCGCAAAAACTATGGCTTCGAGTTTGTTGGTGCATCCTTCGCTGGTCTATACACCATCACTGAGTAATAATTATCTGAGAGGGGTTAATAACCCCTCTCTATTTATAACGGAAATAAGAAAGGAAAATAAAAGGAATGGCAAATACTACAAACACTAAATCCACTACGACTACCAAGACAACCAAGCAGACTGAAGCACCTGTTGTTGATGCCGAAAAAGAGGCATTAAAGGCACAACTTGCAGAACAGCAGAAGCGCATGGAAGAAATGATGGCGCAGATGCAGGTGCTTATGCAAGCACAGTCTCAGGTTAAGACAGATGTGGCATCTGTCGAGGATAAATCTAAGGCGCTTAGAAATATCAAGTTCATCAATATGTGTCCTGGCAATATCAATTTGCGCGGAACTCGTATGCATAGAATTGAAGGACAGTATAAGTATAAGATGATTCCAGAGTCAGAAGCATTTTCTGTTGTAAATAATATGCCCGAAACCGTATCTAGCGGCATGGTATATATTGATGACCCAGAATTTGTTCATAAGTGCGACCTAGATGAAATTTATCGTCATATTCTTAGTGCGACAAAGCTCAAGGAGCTACTCAAGCAGAATGTAGTTGATATCTGTGAAGTATATAAGGGCGCAACTGATCAGCAGAAGCAAATCATTGTAGATACTATTTCTAATATGGTGCTTGATGGACATCCGGTCGATGCGAACGTGCTTGTTAAGATTGGTGAACTTAGTGGTAAAAATCTAATTGATATTGAACCCCTTGATGACAAGGAGTGATAAATTATGGCAACATCATTTGATGTTATTGGACAAAGAGCATTAAGTGTAATTGATGACTATAAACTACGCAAGCTATATGATGCAAATATTGAGCTGTTTCACGACAAGATTGATGGTTGGATCGTTAGTTCAGCCGCAAAGTTTATAGAATGTGAGCAACCTTTAACATACGATTCAGAGCTTAGACAATTTGACGCAGATTTAACAGATTTAGAGATTCAGATTCTTGCCGAATATTGGGTAATATACTGGTGGCGCGGCGAGACGGACGTAGCAACACAGATTGCACAAAAACTTAAAGTTCCATCATCTTTCCAGATGGATGGCGTATCCTCGCAGAATTTCAAAGAAAAACAGAACGTCATTGATAAGCTCGAAGAAGATGTAGATAGGCTCATTCACGACAAATACCAGCTCTTATATCTATCCTCCTATAATTATTAAAGAGGGGTGGATATATGAGTAGAACAGATAAGCAAGATAAAATTCATGCTTTATATAAAGTCCTGTTGCTGTTTGAAGATTTAACCAGTCTTGAGCCAACAATCGAAGAAGCCGACTATATAGCATATTGTGAGCGGCTATCTGTTCGATTTAGGGCAGTTGATGGTGAAATCGCTGATACATTAGCAGGATTAAGTAAAATGGGGCTTGAGCTTACTCATCCTATTATTCGTTCATGTGTATTGCGCATGACGAACAGAATTGAAAGGATGGGTGATTGATATGGCATATGAGATATTTCAATATCAACCAAACCCCAATGATTATTACCGCGATTTGACGCAAGAATACATTTGTGCGCAATGGGACAACACGTCTGCTAAAACACCTGAGAATGGCGGCGAATTGCTAGAACAAAATGAAATAGGCTCTAATGAATATAGTTGTGTTCAAGCATGGGTTGCGCCTACTGTTGCAACTACATCGACCGGACAAAAGGATACTATAGATTTTCTACAGCTAATATTTAGAGATATTGACCATTTTGTTGTCAGGGGCTTATACTACAAATTTGACAGCAATGTTTGGATTGTCCATGATTCTGGCAAATTTGATGGTTTGCCTCGTGGCGTTGGTGTGCGCCGTTGCAACAATGTAATGCGGATTAAAGATGAGGTCAATGACGTAATCTTTAGCTCACCATGCGTTGTTGACTATGATATGCAATCACCATCAGCACAGGTAAGTACACCCATCATCACGCCCAATAACCATGCTGTTGTTATGGTTCAGGGCAATGAGGATGTATATAGGCTATTTAAGTTGAATACCAGATATATTCTAGGCGGTAGACCGTTCAAGCTATTATCTTATCAGAATGCAATCAACGCATATGGTGATAATAAGCCAACATTGCTTACTCTTGAGCTATATCTTGATGAGGCTCATGCTGGTGATGATATTGCGAATCAGCTTGCGGATAATAGCTCTATTGATTATCCAATGGATGAAAACGCGCCATTTCCAATGGGTTAAAGGAGGGCGGTTAGATGTTTAACTCATTAAGTCGTTTACCGACAATACCATATAATATTATGGTATACTTAGCAAAATCGACCGACCCTATTGCTGAGATATTTTGGAAGATGCTGGCATATAAGGACTATAAGGCATTGAGTCATGAACCACTTATATTTCAACAGAAGATGAAGCTGGTATGGTTATATGGCAAACAGGACACATATAGTGTATTTTTAACAAATCTAATTGAGGACGCTATGGCTGAATCTAAGCAGATTGTTAAGATATACCAATATTATATTCATGCTTCTGAGCTATATACTAGCACAGTGGTCTATGCGTTTGATTGTTTATATAGCGGTCAGATGAGTCTAGTCGAATACAATGGTATTCCTGTCAATCGTGGAGATTTGTTCATTCATTGTATACTATACTTGCTTAATGGCGCAGAAGTAGGCGGTGTAGGCAAGCTCATGTTCTTAAATGATATGAGCCGATATAGCGCGGCTAAATCAACTATTGGTAACAATAAGACATTCACAGGTGTTCAGCTATATATGGCGGTCAATGTTGGTGATTCTGGTAAGGTGGTAGATTGTGGCGATTGATATTGCCGTCCTTGAAAAAGGATATTTTTATTTCGATAAGCCGGTACCATATAAATTATCAGATACGACCCATATTGATATAACGCCTATATCAGTATACGACAGCGAGGTCTTTTTGTCAAGTTGTGATATTCTTCAAATAGATAAAAACGCGCTTAATTCTGTTGAGATAATACAGATGAGCTATCTTGATTTTTTACTTAAAGTCATGTTACCTACAGACCAATCAGGATTGATACTGGATAAATTCTGTAATATCTTGAAATTGTGTCTTGGTATGCCAGATTGGAAAATCAAGATGGATAAAAAAGAAAAAATCAGCATACTTGCGTCAGATGATTCGTTTGAAATCACGGGTAAGCAATTTGATGATATTAAGCGCATCATATTGTATCAGAACGTGCCGCACTATGATGATACCTATATCGATCCAGATTTGAAAAAGATGATGGGTGAAGTAGATAGATTGAAAAGTCAGGGTATCAGCACACCGAGCCTAGAACGGCGTATGGCTATCATTACGGCTCATTGCGGCATTGATAAGCAAACATTGATGCAGTATACAATGCGGTCATTGCAGTTATTATTTGAAGAATGCGCAGGAGAGGTTGAGTTTACAACTTTGCGTCCTATTATGCTATATGCTGGAAAAGCTAAAGAGCTTGAGCATTGGATATACAAGAAAAAGAAAGACAGGCTCGATGGGTATATTACATCTGTTGAGTCTTACAATAAATCTATGGGTGGAGATGGCATAGTTAAACAAGCCAACTCCGATATGATAAAACAAATAAATAACATTGTAAATCAATAAGGAGGAAATCTTATATGAGAAAATTCCTAGCTGGCGTTGGTGATGCTATTCTCCTTAAGGGTCAGACTATCATCGGCTTCGCTAAGACTCTAACCGAGTCAACCTTTGGCTTTACTATTTCTTCGGAGGAAATCCGTGGAGGTAAGGGCAATGCACTAATCGGTAAGTATTACCATGACTCTGGTCTAACTGTTCAGATTACTGACTCTTGCTTCAAGCTAGAGTATATTGCCGCTAACCTTGGTGTTGATCTACAGAAGGGCGGTCTTGGTGTTTATCAAAATGAGCTAACCGTTCAGACTGCTGGTAAGGTCACTTTGCCACAGGCTCCAACCGCTGTTGCTGGTTCTATGATTGGTTGGTATCGTACTCCTAGCGAGAAGGACTATACCGTTGGCACTATTACTGAAGCGGCTGGCGCATATACAATGGCTATTCCTAACGCTAAGGCTGGCGAGAAGTATTGTGTGATGTATTTCTATCAGAATGCCAATGCTGATAGCATTATTATCCCAGTTGACTATGTACCAGATGAGCTTCATGTCATCATTCTTAACGACCTGTTCAATGCGGATATTTCCACTACGAACAATGCAACCAAAGTTGGTCGTCTAATCACTGATATTCCTAGACTACAGCTTGACGGCGCACAAGACCTTAATCTTACCGCAACTTCTGCGGCTACTGTTTCTCTGTCTGGCTCTGCTCTAGCAGTTGATAACACTGATTCTTGCGAGGCTGAATCTTACTATGGCACTATGACCGAAGAAATCTTTGGCGCAAAGTGGCAGAACGAAGTCAGAGCCATCGCATTTGAGGATGCTGATATTGCTCTAGCAAATGGGGGCACTCAGGCTCTAGTTTGCTATGTGCTATTTGATGGCAATAAGGCTCCTAAGATTGTTGATAATGCTAACTTTACGTTCGCTGAAGAAGATGGAGATGGTGTGGTTACTATTAGTACGGCTGGCGTAGTCACTGCGGCTAAGGCTGGCACGGCTCATATTTCTGCAACTCTAAAGGGTGCTGACCCCGGCAATGGTCCAGCCGTTGTTGGTTATGCTGAGGTTACTGTAACCGGCTAATGCGTTTAATTTTAATGGGGAGAGATATTCGTATCTTTCCCCATTTTATTACATTCAAACAAAGTAGGTGAAAATAGTGGATTGTCCATATTGTAATGTAGTGAATTATGACGAAATCCCAACTTGCAACAAGCAAGAGGGAAATCCTATCTGTCCTCATGTCAGGCGTTGTATTGAGCATCATATTTGGAAGCCCCTAGCATATATGGCGAATTGCCCAATCAAGTCTGCGCCAACTGGCAATGTACAGTTTGAGCGGCATGGCTATCTATACGTCAAAGTAGGTGATGAGGTTATTAAGGTGGAAAACCCATATAATTATATCCCAGATAATGTAGAATTAAGGAAATATAAAGGAAAATATAAGGTAATTGTAAAGGAGAATAAGGAATAATGAAGGAAAATATTATGAGCAAAGAGCCAGTAGAGATTAAAGAATATGGCATTAAGGTCAATCAGTATCTAACGTATAGTCAAATTCAGTCTATTGTTGATGGGCTAAAGAAACTAAATTCATGGGCAGAGCGGCAACAGAGCATTGATATGTGCATTCTATATTTTGCAACTGACCTCAAGAAAGAAGAAATTGAGGCGCATGATCATGATTATTGGTTAAAGACGGGCATCATTGAAGAAGTGCATGATAGAATTGAAAATATCTTCCAGTTGTATAATGCCATCAAGTATGAAGAATCTCTACAGAAGTCTATTACGCAGATTGCAAGAGAATTACCAAGATTTAGTAATAAGGTAGATGAGGTGATGAAGAATGCCTCTATTACAAGCAAGAAATGATGTTGAGCTAAGGCGAATTTTACGTCCTGCGATTCAACAGGCTTGCAACTATGTCATACAAAAAGTATGGAATGAGAATAGAGAAATTGTCAGATTAGTAGTGTATGAATCTGGGATGCCAGAAGAATATAATCGAAGCATGGGATTTTTGAATGCATGGGATTATACGCAGGATACGCATAATCCAACTAACAAGGATGGTTATGCAAAATTCTACTACAAGCCCAATAATATGGGGGTAGGTAGCGTAGATTATGGTGCATCTGATTTTGGTCAACATATTGGCGTTGGTGGTGAATACCGAGGTAGGGATGCGCGATATTATCTAGCAGACATCATCTATCAAGAGAATGGATGTAAGGGTGCTGGTGATTTGTTTGGCGATGGATATTGGCGTAAAGCTAGAAACGCATGGCGAGTTCTGAATGACCGTATAGGCAGACGCAAGATGAAACAATGGATGAAAGAGGGGTTGGAGGCGGCTGGACTTAAAGTGCAAATGCACAATAAAGCCATAGAGGTCACGACAACTAAGGTGGATTAGATATGAAATATATGGGAATTGATGCAAGTAGCACTTGCACTGGTGTTGCCATATTTGAAGATGATAAGCTGATATATCATGGGGCGATTAAGCCGCCAAAAGATCTGAATTGGCGTGAGAGGATAACGGTAGAAGGCAAAGAAATTGAGAATATAATCAAGCAATATCGTCCATCTTGTATCTATATGGAAGATGTGCCTTTGATGGGCAAACAGATGTCCACATTAGTATTGCTTGGTGCAGTTCAGGGATATATACTCAGTATAGCCCATCATTATAATGTGCCTATTCATTTTCTTTTGCCGTCTCAGTGGCGTAGTGATATGGGTTTATTTGATGGGATAAAAATGGGAACAAAAAAAGACGCGATGAAGGAGAAGGCCGTATTGACGGCTAACGAAAAATTTGGGCTTAATCTCAGATGGGTGAAGCCAAAAAGTAAGCTCAATGAGGATGATATCGCAGAATCCATTTTGATCGCTTACTCACAAATAAAAAAGGGAGTGTGATGAATGGCTGGAAGTAACTCTAACTACTCGATTCTGGTTGATGTTCAGCTGCAGGAAGAGAGTATAAAGAAACAACTTAGAGAAATCCAAAATAATAAAGATACTAAGTTAAAGATTGGTGTTACAGCAGATGGTGCAGAGCGAACTAAAAAAGAGCTAGATGGTGTAACTCAATCCACGAAAAATCTTAACGCAGAAACAGAAAATATTGCTGTTACTTATCAGCAGTTTAGACAAGTTCTTGATTTAGCAACAGGTGCTTTAAGCAGTATGTATGAGCAAGTCAAGAATCTTGATGATGCTATGACCGACTTTAAGAAGGTCAGTGATTTACAGGGTACAGCACTTGATAAATATGTTACAAAGCTAAGTCAATCTGGCAGAGAAGTAGCAAGAACCGGTAAACCAAATCGGTCTGAGCCGGTATGTACAGATGGTAAATGTGCATAGAGAACAGCCCCTAAACCCTTGAAAGCCTTAAGAGCCTTATCACTACAACATGAGGATGAGATATACCTGAGTGTGAATGATTCATTATTAACAATGAATTAGTGCGAAAGCAGAAAGACGATAAGGATGATTCCATGGTCGAAAGACCTAAAGAATCAATGATAAATAATGTATCATAAAAGGGCAGATTGGGCGCGAAGCCGTGATGAGCGGTGTGTCAATCGAATATACAGGGCGACCCTCCAATAATATAGGGCGAAGAATTATTCAGGAAGGGATTGAAAACCCCTTGACAAATTATCTAATATGTGCTATTGTATAGATACTTAAAGGAGGTATCTATCATGTTTGCTTTAATGCTTATTATGTTGATTTTTCCAGCTATTGGTATCTGGACATTATACTGTGTGATAGTTGGATTGTTTGGAAAACATGACAATCAACAAAATAATCAACAACCTTATCATATTGATAGCCGAGCAAAAGAGGAAGAGCGGCGAATCAATGAATGGGGATTAGATGATGATTGGCGTTGGGGAAAGTTATAATATTAGATAATTTATAACCGTCAGAGATGGTATCAGCAGCATCTATGTTCCGCAAGAGCGGATTCAACGATTCGGATGCCGCTATGCTTGCAAAAGTTGCTGCTTCTTATCAGAACGTAGCTGATACGGCTGTTTCAGCAGAAGATGCAGCCGCATCTATTGTTTCTCAGATTCGTGCATTTGGTAAAGATGCTAATTTTGCCACTCATGTTATAGACGCATACAATGAAGTGGCAAACAATTTTAGTGTAGGCACCAATGACCTATCACAAGCAATGGAAATTGCCGCTAGTGGTATGGCTACTTATGGCAATTCATTTGAACAAGTCATCGGTCTCGTAACTAGCGGTACAGAAATCATGCAAGGACGCAGCTTAATTTGTGGGTTGCGGTAAAAATATTTTGAATTGACGGGAACATCTTGAAATACTCTATATACTAAGTCATAACGGAAACGTGTATGGTGGCAATGTGTAATGGCGGAGGTATAGTAAAAAATATAGAGACATCGAGAAAACCCGCAGCCAAGCATCCTAAGAGTAAGGATGAAGGTTCAACGACCATCCTTTATGGAGTAGGCGCAAGTGCGTCGAAGCGGAATAAGCTATATAGCTAAGATATGGTCTGAACATCGTATGAGAATACGAGGAGTTTAACATAATATGATGATAAAATTATATTATGTAAGAACCGTTAAGGATTAACGACCCTTAATGAACATATGCACAGGTTGCACGTGGCTTATCCACGATTGCATCTCGTATCGTAAAGAATCAAGATGCTCTTGCAGAATATGGTATTACAGTAGAAAATGTAGATGGTAGCTTAAAGAGCACGTTTGATGTGTTGTCTGAATTGAAGCCCAAATGGGATTCTATGACGGATGCGCAAAGAACGGCTCTTGGCGATACTATCGCGGGACAGAATCAATATAAAGTCCTTGCCAGTGTGATGCAGAACTTTGGTCATGCGGCTGATGCAACCAAAGCAGCCTTAGAGTCTGCTGGCTCTGCGGCACAGGAAAACAGTAAATATATGGAGAGCCTAGAAGCAAAGCAACAGGCTCTTAAAGCAGAATTTGAAGATTTCGCAAATCGTGTATTATCTAAAGATTTAGTTAGTGGCTTTATCAATGCCGGTACAGCTATGCTCAATTTTGCCAACAATGATGTTGGTGCGGCTATTACTAGAATTGGTGTATTAAGCACTGGTGTTACTGGTCTAGTTGGCATAGTTGGACAGACGGTTGGTAAAATTGCTGAGGTTGGGTTGCAGCTTAAAAATCTAGGCGTTGGTGGCGACTCATTTCTTGGTATGCTTGCTAGTGGCAAAATCGCTCTCATAGTTGGTGGCACAGTTGCAGCTATTACGGCTTTAGTTGAAATTATTAAAGCTGTAAATCAAGCCGTAGAAAATAATAAGTTTGAAAATCTTGTTGCTTCTATGGACGAAGCTAACCAAGAGCTAGAAAATACCAAGACAGGTTATGAAGAAACTAAGGAAAAGCTAGATGAGCTTAATAATACACCATATGATGGTAACGAAGCAGAACTACAAGCAGAACGTGAGCAGTTAGAGAGGCAGATCGAAGCTTATGAAAAGCTGATTGAATTACGTCAGACAGACACAGTTGAGGCGGCTCGTAAAGTTGCAACTGGTGGCAAACAGGTAACTGGCGCAACCGTAAGTGGATTAGGTGTAGATGAATTTGGTAACAAAACACTTACAACTTGGCAACAAACTCTAACTATAACAGATGAACAAGCAAATGCGCTAAAGGGAACGTTCGAGTCTGTTGAAGATGCAACCAATGCAGCGTTTGAAGCTCTACATGAGTATGTAGATTCTACAACATATGAGGCATATTTAGAGGCATCCTCTCTTGGAAATTGGAGCGAAGCTGCTGAAATTGCTAAAAATGCTCTTAATGGATTGGGTGTTACAATCGCCGAAACAAAGCAGAAGACGATTGATTGGGCGCAATCTCAAGGGCAGTCATTAGCTAATTGGTCAAAATATACTCAAGATGTTATTGCGTCTAGTGATTCTGCTACTCAGCAAGTAGGTGAGCTTGTTACATCAACAAAGGATTATTACGATGCTTTAAAAATTCTTGCAGATAATGGCGAAAATCTTGACCAGTGGCAAGTTGATTTTATCAATAACTGGGAAACGCTTAATAGTGTAGTACAGAATACTGATTTAAGCGGAGCAGCTAATGACGTACAAGAACTTGGTGTAGCAGCAGAAGAATCCGCCTCTAAGCTAGATACTTATATAGCAGCACTCGACCAATATCGTGGTGCAAATAAAAATGCAGCTGATGCTAGTGGTGTACTGGTCGATGCATTGCTTGATACAAATGGGCAATTAACAGAGACGGCGAAACAAGCATTAACCACAGATGGTGCACTTGCTAGTATGGCGCAACAAATCATAAACACACAGCAACAACAAACGCAGACTGATTTTAGCGCATTGATAATAGCTATTGGTAAAGTTGGAGAAGCTGCAATGATTACCACGAGCCAATTAGCATCTATGATGGCTATGGCTGGTGTTAGTACTGCGTCTGACCTTGTTGGTGGTAGAGCCGCTGGTACTACTAGCGATATAGAGGGCTTGCGACAAGCTTATTTCCGTACTTTTGGTAAAAGTGCTGATGCTGATACAGCGGGATTTAATAAATGGGTTACGTCTCAAATACAATCGGCTGGGCAAAGCAATTATCAAAAGAAGATGGAGGAGTACAAGAAGCAGCTCGAATCCATCAAGCCGTTTGTCCCATCTGGCGGTGGCGGAGGAGGAGGTGGAGGTTCATCCTCAACCAAAAAAGACCAAGAAGAGGTCAAAGCCCAAACCATCAATACCATTGAAGAACTGCGTGACTATCTAACCGATGAATCAACTCGTCTCAAGCTAATTGACCCAGATATTAGTAAATCTGATTTACAGTCAACCCTATCAGAAGTAGCCACTATATATCAATCCTATCAAGATTATCTATCTCAGCTCAAGCAACAGGGATTTGATGAAACCAGTGAACAGTATAAACAAGCCGAAGCTGAATTTGCTCAATTTGTTGAAGTACTAAAAACGCTATTTTCTGAGATTGTATCTAAGGGTATATATAGCGTTGATGAACTTGTCACTTATATTGAGAAGAATTGCGGCGATTTGTCCGGCTCTATCAGTGGCTTACTAGATGGGCTAAAAGACAAGGTATCGTCCACTGTATCATCTATAACAGGCTCTATTCATCAGGCATTTGCGAGCGGAAACGCGAATAGCGCTATTGCGGCCATTGAAGAAGCTTGGGCGATGATTCGTCAGATGGGTGCCAGCATCGAAGAACAATACGACGCGGCAGTCCAAGCTGCAATCAAGAATTCAAGTGCCGAAAGCTCAGTAGCCGATGAAGTAGCAGAAGAATATGACCGTCAGAATCAACTACTTGAGGATAAGATAACTCTTGAAGAAAAGCTAGAGGCATTAGAAAAAGCTAAACAGCGCCGTATGCTAGTATATAGTGAAGGACGCTTCCAATATATGCAAGATGCTGACGCTATATCTAGTGCGCAGAAAGACTATCAAGAGACGTATCGTGGCATAGAACAGAGTCAGACTAAAGATTTAATGTCTATGCTCGGGGAAGAATCGAAAGCGTTCTTTGAAAAGTATTTCAGCAATGGCGGTGATGTTCTAAATTACCCAAATGCTCTTCGTAAGCATCTGTTACAATATGCCCAAGGACAGATATCTGGAACTGTGTATGAGGGGATGTCTGAAGAGGGTCTATATGATACTTTCGGGGAGGCAATGAAGCCCGGTGATGCTTACAAACAAATTCTTATAGCATATAACGAAGCACAAGCAGCCAGAGAAGAAAGGCGGCAACGTGAAGCCGAGCTAAAGAAACAGATTCGTGAAGAAAATGTAAGGTCTTATGGTGTTCAAACCGACTTTGGCGAAAAGATAAAGAATGCTCAGTCTCAAGAAGAAGTTGCATATTGGACTCAGCTCAGAGATACTAAGCAACAGATGATTAAGGAATATAGAGAGGCATATGGCGATGAAGCCGCTTCAAAATATTTCGGAACAGATGTTAGCAAACAAGATACATGGAAGACTAACCGCGATTTATACAAAGAGTCGTATGAGTCTGGTAGCAAAGCATGGTGGTTCGATAAAGAACAACTCCATAGACAAAACTATGTAGACCCAAGAGATGAATGGACTGAGAAAAACCCAGAGTTAACACAGGCTCAATATAATGCGGCGACTGCTGTTGACATGGAGGGGTTTGGAGACCAGAGATTATACGATAGAATCTTTAGTGGTGCTATTACTAAGGATGAGATTCAAGACCTGTACGACAAATCTAAATCAGATATATCTAAGGGTTATCTTCTAAACCTAGGGTCTGAGATGCATAAAGCTGGTTATCCCGGATATGCAAGGGGTACACGTCATGCTGACAGTGGTTTGTCTCTAGTTGGTGAAAATGGTCCAGAGCTGAGAGTGCTGAATCAGGGCGATGGTATATTGCCAAGTGGCATAACAGATAATTTGTGGCGATGGGGTTCTATGACACCTAGTGATATGTTGTCATCTTTGGCTCAAAAAGCACAGAGTTGGGCGCAAACGCTCAATATTAACAATGTCACATTGCCTAACGTGCGTGATGCTCAGTCGTTCGTAAGCGGGCTTAGAGAATTGGCACAACAGTATGTGACAAGACGTAGTTAACATAATATCCTAGTAGGTTGAAATATACCTACTAGGATTATATAAAAGAGGTGATTTAGTGTTACCTAGTGAAGAATTATTACAATCAATAGACATCTTGGCTCAAAATGCAGTCAAGGATTCAGTTAAGATATATATAGCTATAGTAACTGCCGTAGGGGATAATAATACATGTTCAGTACGTGTTAATGGCAAGACACACAGTAATATAGCGTATTATGGCGATACACCAACTGTAAATAAGAGTTATAGGGTATTTTGTCCAAATGGTTCAATGAATCAGGCGTTTATTATAACAGGTGGTGGCGCATTGCCAATAGCATCAGCAGATACACTAGGTGGTATCAAGGTAGGCGCGGGACTATCTGTCAGTGAGCAAGGTACGCTGTCTACTACAGGTGGCGGTACGGCTGATGCTGTAGAGTGGAAGAACGTATTGGACAAGCCGACCACCATAGCTGGATATGGTATCATAGATGCTAAAATAGATGGAAATAATGTGGTGCTTGGTAATAAAACAATGACACCATATAGTGCTAATAACCAACCACCATATCCAGTCACATCTGTCAACGGACAAACCGGCAATGTTGTAATTCCAACAGGCGGCAATGTTGATTCAGTCAATGGAAAAACAGGTGTAGTCGTATTAAGCGCGGCTGATGTTGGCGCATTGCCCAACACAACTGTAATACCTGATAAGACAAGCCAATTAGATAATGATAGTGGCTATATCACCAATGCGGCATTAGCACCATATGCAAAAACAACAGATATTCCTACTAAGACAAGTCAATTTGATAATGATTCTCATTATATTACAGCAAGTGAATCCCCTGTTCAATCAGTTAATACAAAGACCGGCGCGGTCGTATTGACACAGGACGATGTTGGAGATGGCACAACATATGTTCGCACACACAATGATTTTACTGATGTACTCAAGGCGCAAATCAACACCAATGAAGATAATATAACTATGCTTGATGGGGATGTTGAAGGGTTACAAACTGATGTTGGCACATTAAAGACGAATGTGACTAGTTTACAAACGGCTCTAACCAGTAAGCAGGATGTTATAGTAGGTGCAGCTAGTACTATTACTGAGGATAATTTAGCTACTGATAGAGCATTGGTATCTAACTCAGGCGGTAAGGTGGCAGTAAGCAATGTTACGTCAACTGAACTTGGCTATCTTGATGGTGTTACTAGCAATATACAGACACAGCTTGATAAGAAACTAGAGAAAGCCCCTGTTACATCTGTTAATAGCAAAACAGGTGCAGTCCAGCTCAATGCCAGTGACGTTGGGGCTTTACCCGATACTACTGTTATCCCAAGTAAAACGAGTCAATTAGATAATGATAGTGGATTTATTACGGATATTCCTATAGCATCTACCACACAGCTTGGCGGTGTTAAAATTGGTGCGGGATTGTCAGTAAGTCAAGAGGGTACATTATCTGTCACTGGCGGTGGTACAGCAGACGCGGTTGAATGGAATAATGTGCTAGATAAGCCTACTACAATAGCTGGTTATGGTATTACTGACGCTAAGATTGAGAATGGTACAATTACACTTGGTAATCAAACAATTACACCATTGACATCAGCGCCAGTCACTAGCGTCAATTCAAAAACAGGTGCCGTTGTGCTTACAGCCAATGATGTAGGCGCATTACCAGCAGATACAGTCATTCCTACTGTTAATAATGCTACATTAACAATTAGACGCAATAGTGTGGATGTTGGTTCATTCACTGCTAACTCAGCTAACGATGTGAATATAGACATCAATGTGCCAACTGACAAATCAGATATTGGATTAGGTAATGTAGATAATGTAAAGCAATATAGCGTATCTAATCCACCACCTTATCCTGTAACAAGTGTCAATGGCAAAACAGGAGACGTAGTACTAGATGCTGGTGGTACACAAGTCAAGATTGTGAGGTGGTAATATGCCGTTATATTTAGGTAGCAATCAGATTAGTCGTGTTGAAATTGCACAGAATATAAATTGGGAGAATATTCGGCTTGAACAAAAAAGTGTCAACCCGTCAGAAGAGACAATAACATACACTCCGGATGATGGTTATGATGTGTTTAGTCAATTCACAGTAAATGCGGCATCTTTACAAACAAAAACCATAACTCCAGCACAAGTAGAACAATCAGTTGCGGCGGATACTGAATATTTTGGACTAAAACAAGTTAATGTAGAAGCAGCTCTCTTACAATCTAAAACTGTAACGCCAACAGAAGAAAAGCAAATTATTACATCGGATATGGGTCAATATGGTTTAAGTCAAGTGACGGTTAATCCAATAAAAGTTGGGAATAAAACGATAACAGAAAATGGCGTATATACTGCATCTAGTGAAAATTTAGATGGATACAAACAAGTAACGGTTGACGTTCATGGTGGTGGCATAGAGCAATTGATTAAAAATGATACGTCAATTACACCAACTGGAACGTATGCGACATCAGTATACTATGACACATCATATGGTGTAAAAGTTGGTTATATGTCAAATGGGGATGTTATGGTGTCTATGGAAAATGGTACTTCATCCTCTTATAAAACGCTTAGATTTACAGAAGATTCATTGCCAAGTGGTGTAACATTGTATGCCCCGGAGTCTACAGGTTTCAGCTTTGGTTCCAATGCTAGTAAAACTGCATATTGTTGTATTATAAGTGGACTTACAGCACTAGCAACTTTAAGAATAAATATGGAAGCTAGATCGAGTTCATATACTACATGTGCTATAACTATATCATATGTATGAGAGGAGGATATGAGATAATTGGCAACAACCACAAATTTACAAGAATTACTAATTAACTATTTAACGCAAAGTCAGTATGACGCAGCATTGGCGGCTGGTACAATTGACGAGAATCAGCTTTATTTCATATCCGACATTTTACGCGGAGTGAATATTACAACTAGCGAAGTTCAACCAACAAATCAAATCAATGGTGATTATTGGTATCATGTCACAGGAACAGCACAAATATAGAAAGGAGGATGAGATATGGCATTAACCAAACCAACATTAGCTCAAATTGCGGCATTTGACGCAATTAAGCCGCAACAGTTCAAGTTCTACTCACAAGGCGGTTCTCAGGTCACAGGCAACATATTAACAATAAAAAATAATGCGACGTTAGAGCAAGTATATAAACAGACGGTTACAACATTTGCTTATATTCATACATTACCAGCCAATACATTAGCTAATGGTACAAAATATCAAGCGACGATTCAGACGATTGACGCACAGGGCAATATATCAGTTGAATCAAACCCTATTTTATTCTATTGCTATACTCAACCTACTTTAACTTTTAGCAATATACCGCCTAGCAATAATATCCCCAATGCGTCATTTGAGTTTGAGGCACAATATAATCAGGCTGAATCTGAGCAGTTGGCGCAATATCAATTCAATTTATATGATGCTCAGGGCGATTTAGTAGCAACTAGCGGTGTTAAATATCTACAGAATCAAGCCGTACCAACAACTGTATCTTATATGTTCTCAGGCTTTGAGGATAAGTTGGCATATCAGATTGAGGTAGTTGGGCAAACTGTAGAAGGAACAGCGGTCGAATCGGGCAAGGTTAATATATATATTGTATATGTCATACCAAGATTATATACAACTATGTATTTGACCAACAATTGCCATGATGGATATGTGACAATTGAGAATAATATGGTTGGTATTCCGGGTGATTCTAACCCATACCCTCCTACTTATATTGACGATAAAGAGGTTGACCTCAGACAAAGTGGAACATATGTAGAATGGAAAGATAACTATGAGATAGCTGGCGATTATACCATGGGAATATGGGGGCGGGACTTCAATCCTAACTCAACCATTCTAACGTTTACTAATGATGATGGCGCAACTGTCACATTAACATATCGTGAAGAGGGCAATTATGTATGGATTGAGCTTGTTGCTATCCATCCAAAATGGCGGCATTATTATAGCATCTTTTCCAATAAGATAGCAAAGCCAGCTGATACAGAATATCTATTCATTTGGAATCGGCGCATCAACAATGTATACGACTTGAAAATTGAGAATAGAGGTGAGACGGTATGATTGCTGTATTAGGCTATAATTTTTGTTCAGATAGAAACGCTATTGACCCTATGCCAACTAACGTCTCACACATCACTAAGACGCGCATTGAGAACGGCATATATGACCATTTTAATGTAAGTAAAAATGTTACTAAGCCATATAATCCAACTATCCCAACCGATTGGGATTGGGAGACGGTTATGGATTGTAATTTCGAGAACAATATCTCAGCTGGCAACGTTGACCAGATAGCAAAGGATATTACAGGTTATAGACTCAAACGGCGCAAAGTAGGCGAGTTTGAATGGACCATAATTAAAGAGGCTGAAATTAACAGCCTATCAGAATTGGCGTTTACATTTGCTGATAACTTGGCGCTTAACTTCACTGAATATCAATATGCCTATGTTCCTATGATGAGCCATGTTGAGGGCGATTATATTGTAGAGCAAATTGCTACCAATTTCAAGGGTGTATTTATTTGCGACTATGACACGGTATATAAACTATATTGTGGTGTTGCATATGGCAATAATGACCAAATGCGGCAAGTAGGCGTATTCACACCATATGGGCGGCAATATCCTGTTGTTATTAGCAATGGACTACAGAATTATCAGACTGGTTCAATTCAAGGCAAGGTGCTACCAACCGATTTTGAGCAAACAGGCAATATTGATAGACAGGAAATCACAGCTAGAAAGAATATCCTGTTGAAATTCTTAACGAATGGTAAGCCCAAGGTAATAAAGGACTGGAATGGTGAGGCTTGGCTCTGCCTTATCACAGGCAATCCCTCAGTATCTTATGATAGCAATTATGGTATGGGTATGTGCGATGTTAATGCAAGCTGGACAGAGACAGGCAAACCGGATAATAAGTCGGACCTGTTTATGAATGGACTTATCCCCACGGAGGCATAATATATGGCATTGAATATCACACAGGATGATTATAACATCCTTAGACAATCATATATCAAGCAATATATTAAGCTAGACCTGTTGGATTTCAACATGAACGTAGTAGATGAACTAAGCGGCAACCTGATTGGGTTATCAGTCACAGTTGATGCTAATGCTGATTTGCGGCGTTCGTGTGAGTGCAGCTTAGTTGTAACAGATAGCTCATTTGAGATTAAACCCGGTGGCAAGATTTTTCTTGACAAGTATATCCGCCCATGGATTGGTTATCTTAATATTCGTACTGGCAATATACAGTGGTATAATCAGGGTATATATCTAATCAATGCGCCTAGTTATCAATATGATGCGGCGACATATACATTATCTTTTTCAGGGCTTGACTTGATGTCCAAATTAACAGGATTGAGAAATGGCGAATTGCCGGGCGTACCTACTAAAGTGCCACAAGGTTCAGATGTGCGTGGTGCTATAATCGCCGCATTGGAATTAGGCGGGTTCAACAAGTATATTGTTAGTGAATGTAAGAACGTAGATGGCACAATTCAAGAAGTGCCATATGATATTGAGATAGCTCAAGGCGGTACTGTATATGATATTCTCAAAGAGCTATGTGCTATCTTGCCACAATATCAGATGTATTTTGACGTAGATGGCGTATTTCACTATGAGCTTATTCCAACTGGTGCAAATGACCCTGTATTGATTGATGACGATGTATGGCAGAACATTCTCATCTCAGAATCAGTAAACACAGATTTTGAGAATGTCAAGAATTATATAGAGGTATATGGGCGTAGTCATAATATTGACCATTTTAGCGATAATACCACAGTGGATGGCTCGACCGTTACTTTGCATATACCATCATTAACGCCAACTGCAACAGGTGGTTCACCATTACGAGAATGGACGTTGGTTGGCTTTGTGCCTCCTAGTAAGGTGACAGGTTCTATCTATCTAAAGATTACAGCTGGCGCTAGTGAAGCAGCGCCAACCATATTAGGTACATATAAACTTGTTAATAAAGATGGGTCTGGTGCAAACTATCTTGAAAAAGACAAATATTATGTCGCTCAGTTTCAAGCAAATCACACGTTCTTAGACTTGGGTAATGACCAAGCATCAGCTGTGGCATATGACGATAATCCAGATAGCCCGTTCTATGTTGGTAACCCTGTTGGTTCTAGCTCCGTTGGTATTATTCGCCATGTATGCTATAGCGGCGAATATGATAATATCATGTCTAATGATTTGGCTAAACAAAGAGCTGATATAGAGCTATATTGGCGCTGTCGGCTTAATGATAGTATTTCATTAGCTACTATACCAATTCCTTGGCTTGATGTCAATATTATTATGAGTCATGCTATGAAATTACAGGGTGACCCAAAGAAATATATGATACAGTCATATAATGCACAATACGGTGATACAAATAGTATGAGCATATCAGCGTCAAGCTGGTATCCATATTATCTAGTAGATGGAACACAAGAGCCGGTTGAGCTAGAATATATTATGTCTACAGGTACACAGTTTATCAGTACGGGCTTTATTCCTAACAATAATACACGTGTTCAGATGGAACTAACTGTGCTTAATGGAGCAAGTGGCTATCTATTTGGCTCGATATATACAAACGAAAAGGCGGCACAGGAAGACCCTGATACATATACATATCTAGGCGCATCATATAACAATGGAACAATTACATTTGGCTATAATCAAGACAATAGTAAGACAATATCAGTTGGCACGTCATTCACTAAGATGACTCTAGATATGAATAAAAACCAGCTTACTGTAAATGGGCAATCAGTACAATACGATGCAAGTGAATTTAAGATGAAAAATAATATGGCGCTATTGACTTATAGTAAAGACGGTTATTTCCAAACACCGGCTCTATCAGCATTCCTACATTCATGTAAAATATGGAATGATGGCGTATTGATTAGAGATTATATCCCATATCAGAATAAGCTAGGTGACGTTGGCTTGTGGGATAAGGTGAATAGCGTATTTTATGGTAATTTTGGCACTGGTAAATTTATAGCTGGACCAAAATTCAACGAATAAGAAAGGAGAGATTAGATGGCAACTAATTTTCCTAATCAAGTTGATACATTTCCAACTATGCTAGATATTACAACTGATGACGCTGAGTTGGTAAAGCAGTATCAAGATGCTATGGAGGTTGGTAGTTATGATGTAGCACAGCAGGTATTGTCTCAAATACCAAATAATCAACAGAAGATTATTTCAGCTGGGCTTATGAATGATGTGCTAGATGGCTTAACAGCAACAGAGCAATATTTTGGCGATAGATATAGCCCAGCTTATATTGTATCTGAGACGCAACCAACATTTCAACAAGCCACAGATTTTTGGTTTCATGTAACAGGAGCGGCTATTGTATGATGACAATGAAATATCAAGACTTGCATTGGTCTGATGTTGATTTGAATACGCAGTTCAAGCAATATATGTCAGCCGGACAATATGAGGCGGCTCTAGCTATTTTACAGAACGACCAGTTGACAGATAAGACAGTAGTAGCGGCTTTATTTAACTATGTGACGAGCCGAATTGTAGCAGTTCAATCAACATCCGACCCTACATTCAAACAGGATGTAATCAAGGTTGCTACTCAACCTCCTGCTGGCATGACAAGTGGGCAAGTATACTTCAAATTGAAGGAGTGAATATAATTGGCTGAAAAGAAAAATTTTATTATAGAGAATTATAATGGCACAGATTATGATACTCTATATCCAGAAACAATTAGTGGACAGGTGTTACTAGATGCTCAAGCGCAACATATCTTAAATTTGCCATCTGGCGACACATTAAATAATGCTTTCAATCATATAGCATATGGTGGAGGCTCATATGTAATTGGAGACGTACTTGTAACAGCTAGAACCAATCTGGGAGACAATTGGCTATTGTGCAATGGCGCAATTGTAGATGGTTCACAATATCCTGTCTTAAAAAATCTATTGAAAAGCGCCCCACATGTAGGTACATTTCAAAGCATTGGCGCAAGTGCAGATACTTCGTATAGACCGGGTAAGGCAGGGGAGATATTGTGGAAAGATACACTAATGGATAGTCCGATAAATTCTTACGATTTTTATACATCATTATCTTCGCAATCTTCAAATGTTGACACATGGTCATTTTTTTATGTTCCAAGTCAAAACAAATACATGTATACAACTCTGGTAAATCAAACGTCTGATGGAAGAAATAATAATGGATATTACGGTAATGATTTAAGCAGCATGTTAACATCTACAACTTTTGAACGCATGACTATAGACGGCGGATGGGAAGTAGATGGAGATTTATTTTATATTGTAACTACTTTTGAGCACATACAACCATCCTTAGTGACATCTTTCCCAAATACTTTCACTATCGATCGACAAGGTGGAACAACTATTTCTGCTGGAAATTTTAAACCATATTACAAGAATAAAGTGGCAAAACTTGGAACAAAATACATAATGCATGCTGGACAGGATCAATTTATATGTTATGTATTTGATAAATCCGGAACAGCGACAGGAACTACTGTTGTGAACAAGGGAGGAAATACGTTCTTTGCATGTGATGGCACAGTTGCTTTGTTAAATTATAAACCAGATCTATATACACCGGTTAGGTCATATATAATTACAGAAGATTCTACAGAAGCATCCCCAATAACTCTTCCAATATCAGATAGAGTATTTGGTAGTTCTCATGGATTTTTCTATTTGGATGGAACAAAATTATATCAGTCCGTCGATCATGCTAATACATGGAATGTTTTGATAAATGATTTGGATGTTGGAACTCTATATGACATGCTTGAGAATCCTCAAGATCATAAGGTATATATCATTGGTAGTGCTGCTACAAAAATCTTGAGTTTTGATAGTGCAAATGTTCTGCTTCCAACATATTCTCCTGCTACTGGGTTACATGCTTATATTAAAGCAAAGAATTAAAGAGGATGGTGTATATGATAAATCAACCGACATTACCTGCAAAAGCTGGTTACGTAGAAATCATAGATGAGAATGGCAATCATGTATATGCGCCAACTCAAGAGACGATTGATAAACAGGCACAACAGGCTCTAATTGATGAGCTACAAACAAAACTGGATGAAGCCAATAAGATTATCGATACTATGATTGGCTTGTCTACAAAAGAGGAGGTGGCTGAATAATGGAAAGAATTGCATATGCAGAGCAATTTAGAAAAGCAGTGCAGTATTTCGCTACAACGTTACCAGAAGAAAAGGCGCTAGTTGTATCTAGTATCTTTGATAAATGGGCTGTTAATGTAAAATATGTAACTGGTGATTGGGTAGCATATGGCGTTAATGCTGTAGGCGATCCACAGTTATATCAGGTGCTACAAGATCATACATCTGCGGCTCAATGGACGCCAGATGCAGCCACTAGCCTATATAAGGCGGTTGGTATTGACCCAAGCGGCATCCCTCTATGGGTTCAGCCACTAGGCGCGACCGACGCATATAAGCTCGGCGATATTGTCATGCATAATGGAAAGAAATGGAAAAGCTCTATTGACAACAATGTGTGGGAGCCGGGCGTATATGGCTGGGAAGAAATGACTGAATCCACAGGAGATGGTGGAGGCGGCGGAACAACTGAACCAGAAACTCCACCTGCTGAAATAATCCCTGATTTTGTACAACCAACAGGCGCACATGATGCGTATAAGAAGGGCGACAAGGTTAAGTTTGAAGGTAAGGTATATGAAAGCTTGCTTGATGCCAATGTATATAGTCCATCTGCATATCCTGCTGGATGGAAAGAAATTACTGAATAATAGGAATATAGGAGGAATATAAAATGGATTATACTCAGATTATCGTTAGCGTTCTTAGTCTTATCGTGGCTGTTCTTACTGGTGTTCTCGTACCATATCTCAAGCAGAAATATGGCGAAACCAAGATTGCTCAGACACAGCAGTATGTAGATATTGCGGTCAGAGCCGCAGAACAACTGTTTAAGACCGAACAAGCACAAGAGAAAAAGGCATATGTTGTCAACTACCTGTCTGAGCACGGTATCAAGTTTGATTCGGCTACTATTGAGAACATGATTGAATCTAGTGTCTTACTGCTCCATAATGAGCTATATGGCACTAAGCAAGAGGAGAATAAATAATGGCTGTATATATCGGTCAAGCCAGCATTGATGAAAATGGCGGCATTAAGAATGGTAAAGCTGGCAATCAATCAGGACGTGAGTTGAATCGGTCTAACTGGTATAATGGCGGATGGACCTTGTTGATTCGAGCCAAAGACCCAAAGACGGCTGAAAAGATGGCTAAAGCATGTGAAGCCGGTGTAGCTAATAAAAATATTGGCTATGACCAATGGCAAAGAAACACGCTTAGAGCCGAAGCAAAGAAAGCCGGATGGAATCTAGCAACAATCAAGACACCATGCGAAACAGACTGTAGCGCTTTTATGGCTGTATGTGCTGAAGCAGCTGGGGTCAATATGGATGTGGCATATACACAGGGAAACGCTCCTGCCACATTCCAGATGAAACAGCAATGGGCTAAGACTGGTAAATTTGATATGCTAACTGATAGCAAATATTTGTCATCTAGTCAATATCTAAAGCGCGGCGATGTGCTAGTCAATGAATCTAGACATACTGTAATGGTGCTTAACGATGGGTCTAAAGCTGAGAAGATTGACGAAAAGCATGAGGCGAATAAAGCAAAAGTAAAGAGCCGCTTTGGATTTACTGATGCTACAGTAGATTGGCTAGATACATATAAATACAATAAAGACTTGATGGAGAAATTAGCTAATAAGGGATGATAACCCATGCTTAAACTCAGAAATAAGCGAAGATGGGCTAAAGGAGAAATGAGCCGGACGATAGTAATATACTGTCTCCGGCTCTTAACTTTAGTAATGATATGGGCAGCTTGCCTAAAGACATATGCTGTTATACGTTGGGGCGAGACAATTGGATGCGACCTTAGCGATGTCCTGATATATGCAGCTGGTGCTTTTAGCTTTGAGCTGATTTCTCTAGCATTTAAGCGCATCTTTGCTAAAAAGAATGAAGATCCAGACGAATATAGTTGATAGGATGTGATAATATATGGCAACAATTAGAGCCGCAGATGGTGGCTATCTATTAAATTCAGACCAATTTAATTATACTAAAGATGAACAAGGCAGACCAGTGCTCAATGTAAAATAGGTGCGCCAACATCAGTGAATCATGCTACTACTAAAGAATATGTAGATGGTAAGACAGGTGCAATTCAAGCTAGTGCAATCCTTAAATCAGGCGGCACTATGGTAGGCAAGCTCAAGCTAACAGCCGAACCAACTGAAGATAATGATGCAGTTGATAAGGCATATGTTGACGCCATTTTGCCAGCATTCACGGCTGCTGATAATGATAAGGTGCTAGGCATTGTAAATGGCGCATTAGCATGGGTAGCTAAAGCATAATTATAGAGAGGGGAATGAAATATGGCTAATTTTTGTGGCGGCATAAGACTAGATTCAACCACACTCAAGATTATTAACGGGGTGATTTGTGATGTTGGGGCAACAAGCGTTGACAGAAGTAAAGCAGTATCTACTTGCGGTCAGCTCTGGGATGGAGCATTATTTACCGTGGTTAAAGTTGGCGGCGCTGGTTATATCACTCTACATGGTTCAGAAGGCGAAGAAATTGGTGCGCCTGTTATGGGTCGTGGTAATTGTGGTGTTGGTCTTGATGGACGCTTTTTCAAGATTGTAAAGGGTGCAGTTACACTACAAGAGGGCTTTCTACTTACTGTTGATGTAACGCCAAAGGATGCTATTATCACTGTGACGGATGTTGATGGTGAGACGGTTGACCCAGTGAGTGGCAACGCTAAGCAGTTCCTACTAAGCGGTATTGGCGATACATATACTGTTACAGCTACTAAGACAGGATATACTACTGAAGCTAAACAAGTCAAGAATACAGGCGACCAGACGTTAAAGATTGTAATGCAAGCATCTGCTTAATATAAATTTATGGGGAACATTGGATAGATTATTATGTCTACCATGTTCCCCATTTTTTACTATGTCAATTTATCTTCACAAGCAATGGCATCAGCTAATCCTCGTCTATAGCCTAAGTCATATCCATCTGTTTTGCCAATTTGATATCCTTCGTCATAGCCAGCGTCATATCGTTCTTGAGCAGCTTCTTCCTTACCATCTTCAAGCCCATTCAAATATGCCTCATCACAGCTGACAATTTCAACGTCCAGATTCTCATATTTAGCCATCTCAGTATTGTGTCTATTGCATAATTCTTCAATCACGGCTTGAATGATAGTATCTTGTTTGCGGCATAGATAAACGCTATCACCATCGACTAATAGTTCATAGTATTTTCCTATTGGTCTAAACTTCCACATCAAATTCACCTCCTTCCATATCCTCTATAGCGTCATTATATCCAATATCATATCCATCATCGTAATTCTCTAATGCCATATATAGCATATTAGCAAATAAATCACATGATGATTTAGCTGAACCGGACATGATAGCGATTGGAGCATCTGGCTCTTCTGGATAATACAGCTCTACACGGTATCTACTACCATTGATACATAGTCGTGGTAGAATCATACGCCAGTAGAACCAAATCCTGAAGCTCCGCGCTCTGTTTCATTTAGCTCATCAACTAGCTCAAAGTCAGCCTGTTCATATGGTCTAAATTCAAGCTGAGCAATGCGGTCACCATTGTTGATGAATTGATATTTGTCTGTATCGTTATGGACTGCTACAATATATTCTCCAGAATAGTCCTCATCACATACACCCACACAGTTGCTAGGACGCAAGCCATTCTTAGTAGCAAGCCCAGACCGTGCATAGATAAATCCTGCATATCCTTCAGGTGGCTGAAACGCCCATCCTGTAGGAATCTTGATTGTCTCATGAGGAGCAATATTGACCCTATCAAAACAATCGCCACTATATTCCATATGCTTGAAATCGACATGTGCAGGATTTAAGTCAATACACTTGTCTACACGTAAATCACAATAAATATCCGCACATGCCGCTTTTTCACTACCATAAGTAGGTAACTTGGCGGTATCTGATAGTCGCTTTGCTTTAATCTTCAATCAATTAAGTCCTCCTCATACATAGTATCAATATCGTATTCAAGAGCGCAATCATGTTCAATTTGACATCCTCTAGCTGTCTGCCAACCGTTGCAGAAGAATACAATATCAGCTTCACTCATTAGCTTAATTGACTCCCCTAGATACCATAGGGGTTTAACGTCATGCGGCGTGTTTTTGAAGAATGAATAAATAACTTCAATACACTCGTTTTCTCTGGCAAACTGTGTTGCTAGTCTGTCAATGATATCATTGCGTTCATTCTCAATTTCTTCAGTTGTCTTGCCGTTCATCGGCTGAGAGATAAAAATTTTACTCATTTGGTTCATATCCTCTCTGTGTTAGTTCTAGGAAGCGTGGTAGTGTCTCGCAAAAATCACAGAACACCTGCCAATCAGTAAGGGCGTGATTGCGACGCTGTTGATAGATTGTTTTGAGCTGTCTATAATTGGTAGTCATTGCAGCTGTAAGCTCAAAACCGCTAGGGATATTATATAGCATCTCAAGTCGCGCCCACTTCAATTCTTCATCTGCAACGGCAAGCCCTTGTTCTTTCTTTGCTTTGAGTAACCTGTTATATTCATTTATCTTTTCTTGTAGAATATCAATAGCTCTAGGGTCAACATAGCGATTGCATTGCAATCTGGGATTCATATTCTGTAGTTTATGCATTGTAGAGCAAGATGAGACGAAATCAACGAAGTGGTATCTTTGCAATTCTACCCATGCCTTCTGGCTGAATGTAAGGTCAAATTGGACAATAATACCATTTAGAGCATTATCATGTCCCTCACCTGTTGGACAATTCAAGCAAGCCAAAATACTCTTGGTGAGCTCGGCGGTCAAGCCGTCAAGCTCAACCGCCTTTGGATATTTAGCTGCTCTAATGGAATCGTTTAGTGCATATACGCGAACATTAGATACATTAGGCAATTAGCAGTCCTCCTCATCACATTCAGCTAGGACATCCTCTGTAATATCATGACATTCTACATCTACTAGATATAGGTTATCCTCATCATAGTAATCAGGGGAATATGTTACCATATCAACCTCTACACAGGTGTTATCATCGACCCATACGCGCTCACCAATGCGAGGAATAATCATCCGCGCGGCATGAGTATATGTCCATACACGTCCTTCACAATCCACATTACCATCAATAAAAAATCTTAGTAGAAATTCCATTTGTTCAATCCTCCCAATTATATGGCTTGCAGAAATAGCTAATCTCGATATCTGAGATATATTTCTGCATGATTACATACATTTCACGTTCACTATCCGGCGCATCTAGTGGTAGCCATACTAAATCGCCCTTATTTGGTTCGCCCATTAGGTCTAGTTCATCGCATGAGCAAATCCAGTCTTCATTACCTAGTCTGCCTAGATAAAAATTGATACGATTTTCTGTCATTTCAGTTTACTCCTTTATTTATCCTTCACATTTTGACCAAGCACAACTAGAGCATTGGATACAACCACCAATGTGTAGCAGTGGTTCGCCACATTCAGGACACACATCTGTTGGTGCGTTGTAAACATTACCACTATCTTTTGCTATTTGAGCAATTTTATCAGCTACTTTATTGAATACTTCTGTTGCCTTATCAAAATTCTCCGCGATTGTTTTAGATGCTTTATTTATCTTTCTTAATGTAATAGGAATGTCATCCTCTTTATCATCTAGCTCTGCTTGCATCTCATTATACATATCTACTAAGGCATTTCCAATGGCCATAGGGCAACAAGACCCCTTACTGGTATCATGGTGAGTTGCTCTGCGAGTAGCATAGGATGGGCATACCCCAGTAGAATCAAGCTGGTCTTTGATGGTCATAATATCTACACCAGCACGGCATAGTAGGCTGACCATACGGCTTAGACCCGTCATAAAATTGGCACATCCGCCAGTTGAGCCTTTGTTGAAATATACTTCTTGTAGATTGTCATCAATAGGGTCAAAAAATGCTAGAACATGAAGCGAACCGCATCCTGTCTGGATTTTGCGCTTTTTGCCAATTAGGTCATTACTTGGCTCAATGATTGAGCCGCGAGGGAGAGTAAGAGATGTAGATTCTGGCTTTGATTCAGCGGCTTTCTTTGGTTCAGTAAGCAAAATACCCTGACGGATTGCATTTGGTCTAAAGATGGTGCAACCCTTAATGCCCTTCTTCCAGCACTGAATGTAAATATCCTTGACTTCATCAAATGATGCTTCAGTAGGTACATTGATTGTCTTACTGACGCTCATGTCGGTATATTTGCTGATAATAGCAAGCATAGCTACATGGTCATCAACAGACATATTAAGCGCAGTTGGGAAAATATCATGCTCGTCAAAATCAAGTTGCTTACCTTGATCCTTTAGCTTGTTATAAAGATAATAAGCATAATCCATCATCTTGACGATTTTTACGTCCTTATCATCCTGACCGCCAATTTTTACCTTACGGTCATAGCTCAATGAGAAGATTGGCTCGATACCACTAGAGCAGTTGTTGCCAAATACCATAGAGATTGTACCGCATGGTGCAACCGCCTGAATCTTGGCATTGCGAATACCATATTCAGACATCTCGGCAATTACATCATGTTCTAACACAGATTTGACATAGTTGCTATTTACGTGTTTGTCTGGTTCACATAGAGGGAAACAGCCCTTTTCTTTAGCAAGTTGAACGGACGCATAATATTCAGCATTGGTAATCATTTGCATTAGAGATTCAACGTAATCTCTTGCTTCTTGACTATCATATTTCATGCCTAGCATAGCAAGCATATCTGCTAGGCCAGTAATGCCAATGCCAATAGTGCGCATACCCTTCTGGTAATTTTCATAAATCTTATCGGGAAATTTATTTACATCAATAATATCATCAAGCATACGGACGGCAATAGATATTGTATCTCTTAGAGCATCTGTATCAAGATGTGCTTGCTTAGTAAATGGATTCTTTACAAAATTGTGTAGGAACAATGAACCAAGATTGCACGCGCCACCATATTGAGATGGGTCTGTTGCATTGATTGTTCCTGCTAGATATTCAGCGCATGGATTGCTACAAACAATTCTTTCTACATACCATGCAGGATTTCGGTTATTAGCATTATCTTCATAGAATACGCCCGGTTCGCCATTATCATATGCCATCTGCATGATTTCATTCCAAATATCACGGGCTGGTACTAGCTTAGTAAATTGCTTATCCCACTTATCTGGCGGTAGTTTATTACCCTTCTCGTCATAGATAGGCCAATGTAGTTGAACTTGACCGTTACTGCCGACAAGGTGCATAAAAGCATCATCTACTACAACAGATAGGTTAAAATGATTAAGCCGTCCTTCTGTAGCTGATTTAGCATGAATAAATTCAAGAATATCAGGATGATATACACTGAGCATACCCATATTTGCACCACGCCTTGAGCCTTGCTGCACAGTAGCCGTCTGAGCATTAAACACGTCCATGAAGCTAACCGGGCCAGATGCAATGGCGTCATTACGAGTTCTATAGCCATTAGGTGCTAGATTGCTAAAAGCATAACCAATGCCGCCACCAGCCTTATGTGTCATAGCACCTAGCTTAACTGCGTCAAAAATCTGCTCCATGCTGTTACCAACAATAGGTGCTACAAAGCAGTTGTTTAGAGTTAGCTTTTCACCAATACCAGCATTGCTCATTGTTCTACCAGCAGGGAAGAAATATCCTTCTTTCATAATGCTGAAGAATTTTTCTGCCCATTTAGGCGCGTTCCAATCCCCTTCTGCGGATGCTACAAAATCAGCTACACGCCATAGCTGGTTATCATATGACTCACCGTCCTTTTGGTATCTATCTTTCCAGATAGATTCATATACCTCATTTACAAACAATAAATCGTCCTCCTTTTAATTCTCCTTAACATGAATAACAATATTTGGCTTATTGGTGTCCATATCAATTACTGTGCCAATGTGGTCAATATCATATAGTAGGTTGCCAATGTGGATGCGAACTTGTGACGTACCTTCAGCCATTGTGCGCATTTTTGTCAAAGCTAGAATTAGCTGTAGCTTTGTCAATTACATTACCTCCTTGTCATATATATTATCACGATTCAGTTGATTTGTCAATAGGCTTTTTTAAGCCTTTGATATAATGATAAATAGAATTGGCACAATCTGAGCATACGTCTCCAACAGTTGTTTCGTAGTTTTCTTGATAATATTTTAACGCCTTCTCTCCAACATGAGATTGAATCGACACCAACCAATTTTCTCTACTGTCTGTAATCAGATTACCGCAAATATCACAAGTTGTTTTGGTCATTCAGTATCCTCCTTATCCATCAATTTATTCACAGCATCAACAAGCTCATTGATTCTCTTGATAATATAGCAAAGATTGACATTCGCCTTGTTTGTATTTCTAAATGTAAGCCAGCTATCATCTTCACTCAGTCTCATAATCTTCTTCTTTTCTTTCTTAGTGAAATCATATGCACCAATACGCAGAAAATTATTTGTGATATTTAAGTCGTTAACTCTAAAATATCCACTATCTCCATCGCTATAGCATACGCGAACTGCGATATTATCATCTTCTAAATCATTGATACCATCAATATATCCGATAAATCCAGCTCTTGTCTTTACATAATCTCCTACATGAAATTCATAGTTCATTTAATCAACATCCTCCTTTTCACATCTTTTACCAAGACCACCCAGAATCATAGCATAAATTTCTAAGAATTTATTGGTAATACCGTTTGTAATATTAGCCATATTAGCCATTGTTCCATCATCCTTTGACCAATCCCAGCCATGCCATGCACATTCACTCTGCCAGTAATTAAGATAGAAAATCTTGTCATCATAGAGCTTTTCGATGATTTGCTTTAGATCAAGAAGATTATCGCGCACACCAGTCATAGTAACAGGCTTGTAGCTATTATCGTCAATCATCTTGTTAATTTTGTCAGCGGAATAAGTAAACGAGTTCATTTAATCAGCATCTCCTTTAATTCAGTATCCCTTTCCTTTTCCTCTTGCACCTTTAATCCTTCTTGAATAGCTGCCCAATCTCCAATCAGCACTAATTTCTCTTGTGCGCGTGATACTGAGGTATATAGCAAGTTGCGCGACAAGAGATTAGCATGGCTTCTATCAATTACCACAATCACAGCCTTTGCTTGGCTACCTTGCGCTGAATGGATGCTGACACAATAGCTAAGTAGCGTATTCTTGATATGCGCTTTATCGACAATGCAATCTCTACGGTCATAGCGCACAATCATGTACGGCTCTTTTTCATCAGGCACAATTTCCATCACCGTGCCAATATCACCATTTGCTACAAAAGCTGTATCATCATCAACAAGCGGCATAGTATATTCATTCTTTTTGTTGATTACCTTATCGCCTACTTTGAAATAAATAGGCGTATCATTGACAGTATGCCCAACGTTGCTTAATTCATTTGGATTGAATTTGGCTTGAATCGCCGCATTGATAGCCAATGAGCCAACGCCACCCTTATTAAATGGAGATATAATCAGCACATCATCCTTACTATATCCATCTGCTAAGAGCCGCGCATATTCTTGCTCAATTTGCTTGATTACTAATGTATTAGTTTCAATGAACTTATAATCTGTGAAAGTATCTGTCAGATGGTTATTTACTCCATTTCGTACATCAGTAGCTATGGTAATAATACCAGACGTGTTATATCTGAATACCTTAGTCAAGTTGCATACAGGTACTATGCCGCTATCAAGCATATCCTCAACAATGTTGCCGCAAGCAATAGATGCAAGCTGAGATGGGTCGGCTATGAAGATTATCTTAGTGGTCTCTGTTACCTTGTCAAATAGCATTGATAGCAAATGGACGCTAACCATGCCCATCTCGTCAATTAGCACATAATCACCAAGATTGCCGTCGCAAGTCAAGAACATATGAATCGTGCTTGCTTCACGCCCTGTTGCTTCTCTTAGGCGTTTGCTAGCTATCCCTGTCGGGGATAATAGAGTATAAGTATAATCATTGGCTTCTAGCATCTTAATGATTGCCTTGGTTGTTTGGCTCTTGCCTGTACCAGCCGAGCCAGTCAGCATCATCACATCCTGCTTACAAGCCATTTCAAGAATCCGCGCCTGTTCATCAGTCAGCTCTAATCCGTCTACACTTGTAAACTTCTGCCAATCCATAGGATAATAATGTGGATTGGCTATTTTTTTCTTGATGACATCAGCAATATGCTGTTCGGCGCTATATGTAGCTTGTAGAGCCGTATTTTGGCTAGGCGCGTCATAGTGTACTTGCGCCGCTTTTGTCACAACATCGAAAAGGCTACGAATACACTGAGGCACACGATTTTTGATTATCTCAAACAGCATCTTGGCTTGCATTCTTGTATTGCCGTCCAGCTCATTATACTTTAGAGCATAGATAGTAGCCGCTTCACATCGTTCATAGCTATCCAGCCATTTTGCCGTTTTCTTAGTTATGGCTCTATCGGCTCTATTAAAAGACCATTCAAGCAAGTTAATCATAACAGCATACGGATTGGTATTTATATCCTTGCTAAATCCATATACATTTTTATATGTCGCGGCGATTTTATTTATATCCTCGTCATGCTCAATACCCCAAGCATATGTTTCACCCATAAATTCAACACGTTTGTTAATTGTCTTGATTTTGTCAATATATCTTGGCAATAACACCTTGCCTACGCCACGAATTTTTTTGTAGTCTAGCTTGTCGGCTTCACCATTCAGCACCATACTGACAAAATGAGGATATGCGGCATGACATGATTCAGCTTGCCCATTAGTCATTAAACTACGCAATGTCTGTAGCTCGGCTTTTTCAGTTAGGTTGAATTTGCCATCTTTAGCTACAAATCCAGCAAAGCCAATGAATTTATAGCTGTATTTGTATTTATCATCCACACATGGCTCTATGATACAATCAATGGATTGCCCCATTTTCAGATCGGCAATGCCAGTTCCTTTTAGGCTGATTGTGCCATATTGAGGGTTGATTTCTATTGTTTCATCCTTAGTGCTGCATGATATAATTGAGAAATTGGATTCAGGGTTATTGAATATCATGCGCATTGGGGTTAATTTTACTGTTTGCATATTATCCCTTATATTTGAACAATTTTTCTACTTTCTTTGGTTGATTGGATTTATTGAAGTCAAGCGTTCTCGTTAATTCTTGTGACCATACACATTCAAAATCATCAGGAGCAGATTCCTCGCTGATATATACATCACATCGCTTAGATAGCTGACGCATATAATCCCAAAATTCATTCGTGTCAAATTGCCCAACTGTATATCCTGTTGTGTTGGCATAAGGCGGGTCACAATATACAACCGCACCATCTGGAATTTCTACATCATGATAATCAAGGCAAGTAAATGTAGCAGATTTCACTCCGGGCAAATCTTTTAGCAAACTACGCTCTGCTCTTGCACAATAATTATCGCCTTTTTTATTGCTTGCCAGACCTCCCCACCATTTGCCGCCAAATGAACAACCAAATCCGATAAATCCAGTCAGTGCAGGATTTTCGTCCATATTAGCTTTAACACGATAATATTCTTCTTTGGTCACAATATCAGGCGGTATCCAGCCTTTTTGTAGTGCTTGCCACATAGCAATAAGATATGGATGCTTGTCGTTTAGAATTTTAACATTCGTCTGCACTTTTGATTCAATAGCACATGAGCCACAGAATAAACTTACAAACGGCGTGTCTTTGTTGATAGCTGAATTTAATATCTCTGCAATTTGTTTAGAAATACGGCTTTTACCACCCATGTATTGCATTATTTATCCTCCTCAACCAACAGTTGTTCCCATCTATCAATAATAATCTCCATCAGCTTAGTTGCACCAAATGTTGGCTCCCAGCCTTTATTGTACATTATTTCAAATCCGGCGCAATCAACAAATGTAATCCAACGATATTTTGTAGCCGTTACCTTAAATTCGTTATTGCCTGTTATGCTTACATTTGCTTTCAACAAGCTATTACAGATATGGCATACAGCATCAAGCCATGCTTCATAGGCTAATACGTCTTGCATCTGATTATTCTCTCCAATCATCATAGATTTCAATTTCTGGGATTTCTCGTGTCGCATCAACAATGAGAGGATAACCAATAGATTTGCTTATCTTAGATAGTTCTTCCACAGAAGAAATATCAATATAAGCACCAATAGTTTTTTGCTCATCAATTTCTTCGTCACACATTTTGAACATATCTAGAATTGGATAAGTACGTCTTAGAGTATCGGTTCTCACATAATAGTATGTTCGATGAATCCAGAATTTCATAATTAAAACAACCTCCTCAATACCCATAATGAACCACAATCAATTTGGCTCTATCAGATTCCCATCGTGTCTTATCAAAGCTATTGAGTACAGCTTTCAGCACAAACAGCCGTCTATAATCGTCACCGTTCTCAATCTGCTGATTTACCCACTCTTTTACGGTATCAATATCAGTATACATTATTGGCTCATCATAGGCATCTAACAGTTCTGTGTTTTCCCAGTCTTGATTTCTAGGATTGTCATGGTCAAATCCAAGGAAATCACCATCGAGCTTTTTGTCGAATAACTCTGCCCATCCAGTATCATAACCCATCTTACACATATCAACTGCGGCAATCACCTCGTTGTAGGTGTAGGCATTATTGCTAATCCTACTACAAATATATACCTTGCTTTCGTAACCCATTATAAAACAACCTCCTGTTCTTTGATAAATCAAGTATATCATAGAATCAGGAGGTTGTCAATACCCTATTTTAATTATTTTTCAATCATTTTCTTTAATTCTGCAAATAACTCATTACCACAAATAGGACAGGTAGAATTTATGTCAACTACATATTTTTCATCTACCATTAAGCCGCAATTTGGGCATTTAATAGGCGCATATTTTAGAGGACGCTCAGTCCGTTTGCGACGATTTCTTTCTGCTCTGCTCAATTAGACTCATCCCCTCCAATCCAACCATCCAAGCTATTTGCCATACAAGCAATCACAGCCGCTACCAACAACACCCATCTATTGTTGTACCCACGTAGAATCAACGTGTATAGCACAACAGATGTAACCATACTAATCGCTTTAGTCCATTTTCTCAGATTACTCAATTAAAATATTCACTCCAATCATATTCATCTTCTTTTGGTTTATCAACAATCTCATATCTCTCAATTACTGCTTGTGGCTTAATCTGTCCATTATATTCATTCAATCCGAGAGATACTACCACCTCTATGGATTTACCTTGAGCTGATTCAAATTGACTTGCTTCTTCATTACTAACAAAGAATTTGATGAACTCAATACCGTCCTGAACCAACTTGGCAGTAGTTGAGCGATTACGATATACATAAATCTGCGGAGATGTTAAAGTACAATGAAATAACGGCTTGTTTACGTCCTTACCCCATAGGATATTATTTTCTACACACACATTTGCAAGATTGTGTGTGATATTATTAGGCTCAATCTGAGCCGCTATTTCAATATCTGGCTCTACGTCCAAATCCAGCCCATCTAAGAATCGTGCAAATCGCTTGAGATTAGATTTCTTTACTGTGATACCAGCTGCGGCATCATGACCTTGACATTTAGCCAACCCTGATTCATTGATAATCTCAAGCAAATCAATAGGGCTGCGCATCGAGCCAGACCATGTTGTGCTGTTTAACTCTCTTAGCAAGAATGTCGGCTTATTATATTTACCACAGAATTTATTGGCTACAAGCCCTAAATAGGATTTATTCTCAGGCTCACCAAAGCCTATAATGACCTTGTGAGACGTGTCAAGCCCATCTGACAGCTTATCTACGACCTTTTTAACCTGATAATCCTGCTTGGACTTTACGGCTTTCATAGCCTTCACAGCGACTTCTGGTTCAATCTTACCAATCAGCGCATCAAAGAATAGCCGCTTAGTAGACTGGTCATCACTACGAGCCAGCGCATTAGCAAGAGGTGCAATACCAAAGGCCACACCCTCTGGATTAACGCCACGATTGCAACAATGCTCTAAGCAGTATTTGATGAATGGATTAGTTGGATTAGTTAAGCCATCATATACATATTTGCGGTTCTCAGGTGAACGTAAGCTGCAAATATCAGATATTAGACTAACTGCTACTAGGTCTTTGAAAGATTGATTTGATCCGAGCGCACAAGCAAATTTCTCTACAACGCCTGTACCGCTGATGTCGGTATTGATATTTGGCGCATTATCTGCTCGATATGGATTGACTACTGTAGCATACCTATTCGACTTCTCAATGATATGATGATCTAAGATTACAATATCAATGCCCATACACATCAGTTCTTCGCATTGATATATATCGTTCGACCCAGCATCTGGTACGATTAGTAAATCTATCTCATCAATGGCGATTTGGCTTGCTAGGTCTGATAACCCATGCTCTTTACCCGCGTGACTATAAATACGAATGTCTTCTAGTCCGTTCTCAATACATAACATGTAGGCAATAGCCGCCGAACAAGCCCCATCAAGATCGCTATCAATCACAATACCAACAGAGCCTTTGGCGTGATTGAATAGATTTACAGCCACATCCATATTCTTATACATATCAGGCGATTGATATTCAATACTATCTGGATTTAGATATGCGTCAACATCAGCTATCCCACAAGCGGATAAATATGATTGAATGAATGTATTCTCGTCTATATTATTTAATAATGGTGATATTTTCAATACGTCCTAATGTCTCCTTTGTTATTTTAGTCATTTCTATATGTGACACGTCAATATTTTCATTAAAATACGGTGAGCATTCTTTGTAAAACAACTTGTGAGCATATTTATATAACGCATCCGCATCTTCTTTATTCACATATCCTCCTAAATAATAATGAACTTCACAATATGTGATTTGAGCGATATATTTTTGCCACTTTTTATTAAAAGTGATTGGGTTCCTTATTCTATTTGCTATATTTTCTCGTCTTGCTACAAGTCTTAAATTGACAGAAGTATTATTATCTACATTTCTATCTTTATGATCTATATCTTTTGATTTGTCTATAGCATCATTATGAAAATGTTCATATATAAAAGCGTGTAGTAAATAAAATTTCTTACCACTTTTTATTTGAGCAATCCAATATCCGTTCTTGCCCTTTTTCCAATAAAAATCTTTTACAAATGGTATAACTGACGTGTCTATGATTGTATAATGTTGTCGAGATTTATCAAATAGATATGTTATATCTCCATGTTCTTCATAATAATTTTTACTATATCTTTTATTTTTGTTTTCTATAGAAGTTTCCCTTGCACGCTCTAGCATCAAACAACCACAAGATTTCGTATGACCACATCTAAGCACATCAGACCTTATTATTTTAATATTCCCGCAATCACACTGACATTTCCAGAGTGCAACATTCTTTCTGTTGCTGCCACATCTTTCCAACACAATCAATCTACAGAACCTTTGTCCGGTTAAGTCTATAAATTTACTCATTTTTTATAACCGTTCCCTTAAAAATGTGGATTCATTAAGGAAATCAAGTAATGGATGAATCTTAATCTAAATCACCATCCTTTTCAATCTTTGGTTGATTGATAATCGCCCAACGGTCATCATAATAGATTGGGGATACCGTACCGTCATATGCGCTCTTCCACATATTGCAATCATTTTCCCACGCGATCATTTCCATGACGAACATGATGGCTTCTGGGTATTCTTCACCACATTTACTAGCAACCAAAACAGGCATATCATATAGCGGCAACTTGTCTTTTGCTTTGTACCATTCAATCATATTTATTCATCATCCTTTTCTGGCAAGTTGATATATGCCCAATAATCATCTTCATATACTTCATACACATCAGCGTCCCACATGCATTGCCACAGATATGTATGATTCTTAATAAATATTTTCATTACATGAACATATTCCTCTAGATATGTGCCTGTGTCTGAACCAGACACAAGAACTGGCGTATCATATGGTGGCAATTCATCTGTTACTTTATGCCATTCAATCATTCTTTCTCTCCTCCAATCTTAAATGATCTTCCTTTCTTAGCTCTAAGATAACCAGAACGATATGCTAGAGCAATAGCTTTAATTACATCACTTTCTGGAACATATGGGTCATAATCCTTTTGTGATTCAAATTCTAATTCAAATACAGTTGGCAATAATTTGTGATATTCTGTTTTCATACACATACTTTCGAGCTTCGGCTTGAGCATGGTATAGATTTCATCATCTGATAAGGCATACTCGTCAATCTTAACTAACTTATCTTCATCATAGTTATAACCGGCTAGTTGCATTTCATATACTTTCTTTTTGTTGAACGCAACAAAGATATGACAACCATATCTGTCCTCTACGACACAATTCACCTCGCCAATTTCTTCATCTGGCTTGGTTACATAAGCCACCTTATCTCCTACTTTGAATTTACTCATAATAAAATCAACCTCCTTATTGTTGATATAGTGATTATATCATAAAGGAGGTTGATTGTCAAGTATTAAATTTATAGAATTTTGCCATCCCATGCCTTGTATTCGTAACCACAATTAGGGCAATAATTACGGGCATCACATCCACATACTTCAGCCCCACATCTCGCGCATTTACAAGTACAACCATACCATTCATCAAAGTATCCTGCATTGAGCCATTTTAACGCCTTGCCTTTATTGGCTGATTCATATACACCGCACGTCTCCTTACATTTACTGTCACATTCAAATGGTTCTTTGGTAGCCCAGCATTCATTGATTATTACTTCACGAATTTTACCGTCTACATATCTATCATACCGGCTTTCATGCGCATACTTGCATGGTGTTCTCATACTCTCACCCTACTTTTCCATAACTTCATTGCTTGTTTATATGGTATATCCATCATATTGCATTTATACATATCATAATCTTGGTTATTATATACTATCGAGCAGTTAAAGAACGGCTTTAGCTTAGTTGCCAACTTCTTAATCTTGACAACAAAGAACTTAAATTCATCATCGCCTACTTGCTTATAGTCGTTATCAAACGCAAGCACTACATCATTCACTCCCAGCTCTAGTAATAGCTGTATATGCTGTCTGCTTATATTAGAGCCAAATACGGCTAGAGCATTATCTATGTTGAATGATGGTGCTTTTAGCACTGACTTTTCACTTTCAAATAGCACTACTTGGCGCGACTTTTCAATAGCGGCTTTATTTTGGTCATAGCCATACAGACAAGCAGACGATGGGAATTTAAGAACTGTACCATCCAGCGTACATATTGGTCTATATTTGCCCTTAGCTACATCCTGCTCTCTTGTATATCGCCCCCTTACGCCTACTAGTTGTCCATTAAACACAACAGGTATGGAAATACACGCCTGACGCGTATACCAACCTATACCAAATTTATCAAGTATATCCGCTGAAATTCCATAATCCAACCATTCTTGCGGATATAAATGGTCAAATATAGATAATATGGACTTGTCATATGTCAAGAGCTTATCTGGCTCTGGCTCGGCATTTGGTAAAAATCGACGCAATTCAGCCCAATTATCAATTTGCTCATTCTGCTCTATTTGCCCTACTTGTAGATGCAGGACTGAACAGATATATGATACAGCTTGATTGAAGTCGAGATGTTTGACGTGCTGAACTAGAGATATAGCATCACCTGAAAAGCCACAACTCCAACAGTGGAATGAGCCAGATTCTATATAATACCATAATTTTGGCTTATGTTTATCCCAATCAGCACCCCAATGACAAATTGAGCCGAATATCAAATTATTGCTATCAGCCTTCATCAATGGCGCACCCATAGCGTCCATTAACTCTATAATGCGGTCATCAGTTAGCTGAGATTTGAGAGATGTGATGTCAATCATTTCGCATACACCAGTCGTGTTCGTTGAAGCTGATAAGGATTATCAAATTTCGTAGTTACAAAACAATCCTTTGTTCGACCCGTATTCAAATCAAGATGGAAATATATCTTAATGCCTTGTTCAACCTGTGAAAAGCGCATTTTATAGACAGATAAGCATCTGTTTGGCTTTACCTTATCAGGATATTTCTCCATCATCATATCAGCTATCTCTTGCTCCTTACGGCGTAATGGCATGATTACGCCAGCTACATCAGCCTTGTTCTGAATTGCTCTTGAACCAGCTGCAACGCCGCTATCCATAATTTCTTGCGTCATAGCATTAGCATTGACCTGAGTAAATGTCAAGACGGCGATATTATATTCAACAGCTAAATCCTTGAGCTTACTTGCTATACCAGATAGCACCTGATCTGAACGAGTAGATACGCCATTCTTTTTAGCTAAGTCACTTGATACAGATGAGGATTCAACGATATAATCATAACAAAGGAAGCCTACTTGCTTATTGACCACATAATCCTTGACATAGGATTCAATCAAATCAACAGTATAATTAGGCATGGTGACAATATATAGCTTAGATTCGTGCAGGATTTTAATAGCCTCATCCACACGCTCTTCTTCGCCTTCTTCATAGCGTCCATTCAAGATACTAAAGCATGGTACGCCGCTAATCGTAGCCACAATCTTAGGCGTGATTTCGGTATCACCAGCCATCTCAAATTGGAGATACAGACCAGCTTTATGCTGATAACATGGATTATCTACATATTGCCCCTTATCCATATCATAGATTCTAGGACAACATACTTGCACAAGATTAGCCAAGCCAATAGTTGACTTTCCTACGCCTGAACCGACTGAATAGATAGATAGCTGCCCCGGAATCCAGCCTCTAGCTGCTGTGTTTAGATATTCACTAAAAGTCGTTGCACCGAATAGCGGCTCTGCCTTAAATCCCTCTTTAACCGCTTCAAATCCATCACCGGCTTTTAGCTCGTCTATATCCTTGTCTTTATAAAATTGCTTCTTTATGGCTATCTGCTGTGCATCAAAATATTGTACTATATCCTCTATGGTTACTTTATCATCTTGCTCAAATTTGTCTACGTTGTAGCCAGCCGTCTTATATGAACGGAGTAATGTAGCGCGGCGCGTGTTGTTGTAATATACCTCAAAATTGCCCACATTAGCAAGCTGTTTGACTGTATCAATGAAATCGTCTAGCTGATTTAGTTTGAATATATCCTCTACTTGCTTATTGTTCTTGCATAACATATAGAGGTCTAGTGCAGATATAGACTCAGCTCCACGTTTAGCCAAAGCTACACACCCCTGCCACAATCTGAGATGAAAATCAACCGTGAAATCGTCACGACTCAATGGGTATTTTTCAGAAATAGCAAGAGAAGGCTTGATTAGCAAACAACCCAATAGCAGCCTAACAGAATTTTGGTCATAGAGCAATGATTATTCCTCCACTATACCCTTGATTTCTTTTACCTTTTCAACATATTCTTTGAAGCTAAACCATTTGTCTTTCATCAGATGACCAATTTTATCAATCGTGTTATGCTCATCTACATGGACTCGCACATATTTACCCTTTAGGTCTTCCCATTTATCAACCTCAAGCGTTTTCATCAACTCAATGATAGCACCATATCCATCAGATGAACCATAATGTCCAGCTTCACTACACCAATGGTCGAGGCAGTAGCCACCAATACCACCACCCCAACCAGCACCTTCAACATAGACATAAGCAGTTAGACAACCATGATCTTCGCCTAGTTTAGTATCCGTAATTTTAGCATTTAGTGTTTCATTTCTCATGCTACCTTATTCCTCCTTACTCGATTCATCTAATTCACAAAATGTGCCTTGCCAATACGGACAATCTGTATCAGGAGCAGTGCATTTAGCACCATCTTTATATGGACACATTCATTCATCCTCCCAATCCAACATCTGTCCACAACTGTGACAATATGTATCCTTAATTCTACCATGGTCATGCTCTACGCCCATATCGCAATTAGGACAAGCCCAACCTTCTGCATCTTCTTCTTTACGATAATATGGTTTGCTTGGCAACTGCTTATTGATGGCATTTACGATAGCACAAAGCACCTCTGGTTCAATGATATTTGAGAACATCCATCTTAGAGCTTCATTATAATCATATTCCATTCCTCAATCCTCCGGCAATTCAATGTATGCCCAACGGTCTGTTGTATGAATGTTATAGAATCGATTACCGTCATACCATATAGCACATCCCTCATCATCTTCCCAAAGTGCAGCTACAACACAAGTGCCAGAGCATCTTTGTCTACTGTCTTCTGTAAGAAATGAAACAAGCACCCATTCATAATCATCTGGTTTACTATTTTTGCCAATACTATACCACGTCATCATCATCAATCTCCTTTACAACCATATTATCTTCATGTGCTCTAAAACAATGGAAATCAGGACAATGACCACAGCTTTCAGCGATATCTTGATGACGCTCATCGTCATGCAATCCACATCCAACTGGTCCGCCACGGACAATATCACCGTCTTTATCAAAGAAAAAATCATGGTGAACATAGATGCAGAAATCGCAACAGGCAAATTCTAGGCATTCTTCAGAACATCCAATCATTTTATGTTTCATCCAAACACATCCTCCTCATCATTTCTTTTCACAATCGTCTCAACTCCATCTTCAGCTTGCCATTGCTGTATATTCTGTCTTACCTGATTTAGCCAAGCATAATATTTTTTACATTCGTCATACTTATACTTGACCAGTCCAAGCGGCGATTGAGATATATCCTTTCCAAGCTCTTTATGGATATATCTGATAGTATAAGCAATGCCGCCATATGTCATATCAGGATTATCTTTCATCAACTGAGCAAGCTGGATACCTACAAGCCGCATATTGGCATCAGGCGCTACTTGACATATATAATCCAGCAATTTGCGCCTATCATCTTTTGATTCTGTTTTTGGCTTGACGGTATGAGTATTGATATAATCTTGCTTACATTGTTCACAGCAGAAATAGAATTTAGGCTTATATTCGATTGCGTCTTGTTTTGGCGTTGATTTACCGCATTGGCGGCATTTAACTGTTTTTTCTTTCATAGTCCAGAGAATGCCATCTGACGCATATAGCTATAAGGTAACATATATTCACCATGAGTAGGTATCCAATTAAGCCATTTCTGAATATTATCGCCATCAACAATGTACTGTCCATCATAATAGGAGGCATATCGATTATCACTAGCATCAAAATCGACATATCCACCCTCTGTGAATACCATAAATCCAGTCTCATCTCCAGACCAAATAGTCACATGGATAGCCTTAATATGTTTATCGTCAGGAATTTCAACCTCTTTGATTTTATCGTCATAATCATAGATTCTCATCTTCATTGTATTTATCCTCCTTTTATTGGCGGCATTTAATTGTAGGTGGCTTAGGCATTATCGTCTACCATCTGTGCACAACAATATCTTTGGCCATATTTACGAGCCTTAGCAATAGCTTCATCATAGCTATCGGCTTGAATATATATAATGTCATCCACAAAACGTCCATCACACCAATAGCTACACCAAACACGCCATGTTTTCATTGATTTGCCCTCCATCTTTTTGATAATCCAAGTATATCATATATTGATTGATTTGTCAAGAGGAAATTATCTCATATTCTAACATCCACTTATCAATTTCTTCTTGACTCATAGCCACATCTGTTCTTTTACAATCAACCACGCTAAGACCGCTAGGATGCGTTATGACCCGATTTTGCCCTATACTATAGCCAGCATCATATTCAAGCCGCAATCGACATATACAGCCCACACCGTCGTCAGGACGCTTGATAGTAAACACCCTAGGCGAATCGCCGCATATATTTAAGAACCGCCCTGAATCAAGCCATTGCCCATCCATTTCTGTGTTCATACTATCAGCCGCATTATCTTCAACTATACGGCAATATTGTACATTATAATACAATGATTTTTTCCATTCATTGATATTGCCTGATACCAATAGCCTAGTAGGCATATCAGATTTTTTCATTGTATAATAATGTTTATTTTTGACATATATATAGCTGTCTATTCGGGGATGGATATATTGCGCCATAGCCAGCCATGATTTGATTTGCGCCTCGTTCCATTTTCGGCTTAATGTTTGGCTCATGGTGAGACATTGGTTATTGGCGATGACGCTGAATCTTGCTTTCATATGGGTTTGATATAAGTCGATTCGCAGCTCTTGTAGTTGAGCTACACATAGAAATCTATTCAAGCATCATCACCTACTTTATCATCACTTCGATCTAAAAATTACAATCATAGATGGAAATGGGGCTGAATTTTTACATCCACCAAATTTGAGACGTCCTTTAATGAAACGAATCTCTGTATTTGACTTATTGTAAATATAATCATGGAACCAGCGTGTATCGGTTCGAGCCGGTAATAACATCACTACAGTAGCAGAACCAATATGAGAAGAAAGATAGGCACGTCGTACCCATTCACTAATTTTACGTCCATAAGGAGGATTACACCATATTGTTCCAATCCAAGGGCGACTCAATCCATCAATCTCTTTAGTGTAATAATGTTCGCACTTATGATTGGTTTCGTCAGCACATACATCCAATGTGAAATGAAATTCGTCATTTAGCTTATCAAAAAAATCTTGCGGCGTTGACCAATTATCTGTTGCGCTTGAGAACATTACATCTGTATTCATATTTATCACCTCACAGCTATTATATAATAAAAAGGCGGGATTGTCAAGCCCCGCCTTTAATATTTTTATAGATTCTTATCGTTAATCAACTCTTTTTAATCCTCTTTGAATCCATAGGTCTGGCATTTTTTCTCTCCCATTTAACCACGCACATATATTTTGAACAAATATATTATAATGTTTAGCGCAATCGGACATTGTTGGAAATGTAATGCCTTCACAGATCACAGCTCTAGCACTATGATTTTTTGCGCCCATATGAGATGTGGACAATCTTTGTTTTCTTCCTTCTGTATTTGCATTTTCTTTGTTAGTTGTCCAATAAAGATTCTTAACACAGTTATTGGTCTTTAATATTATATCATCTTTATGTCCAACCTGCGGCAAATTATTTGGATTAGGAATAAATGCCTCTGCTACTATTCTATGCACAAATATGCGAGTAAAACGACAACTTCCCTTTTGCAAATTTACAGTCAAATAACCCTTCTTATCAAGAGTTTGTTTCATAATCCGCTCTTTTAGAAATCTTTTACCGTCACAACTCCATGTTGGCAATTTTTTAATTCTTCCTAAATTGCTAACTTCATAATATCCTGTGAAATCTTCTCCCCTAACTTTAACTGGTTTCCAAATTTCTTCCATAATAAAATCTCCTCGTCTTAGATTTAATTTGTAGAGTAAGGAAGGTCGAGACGAGCAACCTTCCTTCAAATGATAAGAATTTGCAACTTCTTATCAACCTCTATTGTAATTATATCACAGCATTAACTTTTTGTCAAGTATTATTTTTACATTAAGGGATTATTCTCCTCAGAATCATCCCAAGGATTTTCTGATTCAGCAGGAGTCGGCGTATCAGTAGGCGTTGTATTGAACACATCACCAAAATCAGGGATTGGGTCATTGGCAGGAGTAGATGTAGTTGTCTTAGTAGTAGCCAGCTCCTTGAGTGCAGGAATTTCATATTCGCCCTTTTCAATTGTTTCAACAGAGCGAACAGCCGCGACATAGTTACGGACACGAACCTGACCCTTCTGGTTCTGATACTGCTCATCTGCAATGATTAGTCCGATAATCTTATTGACAAGCGTCTTTTCGTCAAAATTCCACTGATAGCCCTTATTGGACTTCTCGATAGCATTGATGAAGCCCTTGAACATAGATGCCGCAGAATCCTTATAAGAACGGATGAATGTACCAGCATTGGGCCACTTGCGTTCCTTGCGTGTATCGCCGTCATACTGCTTCTTGAAATAGCCCTTATCATCACCCTTTACGATGTCAAAATAAATTTTTAGGTATTCCTTCTCAGGATGATCTTCTACATTAAGAATCTTACAAATATAGCCATTTGGCGTTAGACGCTTAAAAGATGTGTTTTCAACGATAGAGTCCCAATTTTCAATTCTTTTCAATTTGATTACCTCGCTTTAATTTGATTTTAATAAGTAGATTGTTTATATTTTACTCAGCTTTTTTAGCTGGAGTAGTAGATTTAGTTAGGGATTTTTCCACATCCCATTTATATTCATCCAATCGCATACGAATTGTATTTGACGCTATTCCTGTGATTCTGCTCCATTCTTCTAGTGTATGCGATTCACCGTTATATTCAATAATTCTGTTTGTACTTCTATTATTAGCTTGTTCTCTGTCTGTTGACCATCTACAATTCTCTGGACAATAATTGCCATTTGAATCAATTCTATCTATAGTCAATTCATCAGAATACCCATTATCCGTAGACCAATCATAAAAGTTTTCAAAATCATCCCATTCATCACATACACAAATTCCCTTTGCTCCATACCAACAATAACTGTTTCGATTTGGATTACAACATCTTTCTTTCATACCAATCCAAATCTTGTATAGTCTACTCTTTGACTTACCATGTGTTATAGTATAAGAGATAGATTTATTGCATCCACAGCTTTTAGTATGCCCACTTTTCAGATATTCTCCTCGGACAACAACCTCATTGCCGCAATCACACACGCATCTCCATTGAATAATTTTGTTTCCGTTCGGCTTGATATAATTGGCTGCTCTTGAAACAACCATCAACTTGCCGAATCTTTGTCCTGTTAAATCCTTAAATTTACTCATATCATATTCTCCTTACTCAAGAATTTTATTAAGAGTGAGCAGAATGGAGTAAGCATCCTGCTCTAAGTAAGAAAAGTTTGCAACCTTCTCTTAGCCTCTATCTAATTATACCACAAAGATATAATTTTGTCAAGTATTATTTTTTAGAAATCTTTTAGCGCATCAATGACCAACATAATATCATTAGGAATTTCATCCTTTTCAAACGCGCCTCTTGGGGTCTTAGCTGTGCTATTCTTAGCTCTTGTTTCAAACACATATTCGCCATTCTCATTGATTCGAGATAGTAGCACAGTGGTCATCTTGCTTTCAAGACAAATCTTATTGAGCTTGCGCCCATTAGTGAGCATACAGGTAAATCCGTCATCGCTTGTCTGAGTATGCCCAATAAGAATAACTGTCAGGTCGTCACGCATCTTATTAGAAAAATCAACAATGCTATATACGCTCTGAGCTAAATCCATCCACTTGTCATACGCCTTTTCCTTGGCTCGGCGCATCTCATCTGCTACCATACAGCCATTTAGTGTATCGATTACAAGATACTTAATCTGCTTCTGCTTATCATTGATCTGCTGCATTAGACTATAAATGGAATTGGGGTCATCACAGACAAAATAATTCTTATTTGCTTTATTATACTGATTACGCCATCCCTTCCAACTTAGTCCCTTACCATCTGCATCAATGTAGAACGTTAGCTTGGGGTCAAGATGCTCTAAACTGGTTGTCTTACCAGAACCGCTTTGTCCAACAATCATAATTGCTTTACTCATTTACTTACTTAATCCTCCTTATTTTCATTCAATTTCTTTTAGCCAAAAATCACGTTTGCATTTGCCACAATCCATTCCGGGGTCATAACATCCACCAGTTTCCTTATCACGACATTCACTTGAAAGTTGAGCTGGACAGATATTTAGATATTCATCATATAGCACACTAGCTTCAGGAAATAGCTTAAGCAATTCGCTCTGCCTTGTTTTTATAGGATGTTCTTTTGCCCATTGCTCCACAATACTTATCATTTGCTTGAGATTCATATTAACCATACAGCAATCATCTGTTTCCTCCATAGGACAACCAACACATGCTTCATAATTATTACACATCCTAGTACCTTCATTCAAAAATTCAACAGCATCCATTATTTATACCTCCAATTTTTTCCAGCATTTCATCTCCACAATTTTTTCGTTCAGCGTTACCCATTCACCATTTTCATCCTTTTTCATTTTATTCTTTTCTTGCAATACAGCTCTAATCACATCACCCTTTAATAATTGATGATTTGTCCAGAATTTCTTATTAGCTCTATATGTGCGTTCTGCTCCATAACAAATATTATAAGCGGTGATATAAACCGTACCATATCCAGTTGTTTTAACATCTAGCACCAGCCAATCGTTAGGGTCTGAATTTGGGTCACTGCCATCCACATAACCTAATAGCTCAATCTGCCATTTCAGCTTATCAACAATAGTGGTCTTAGGCATTTTCATTGAACGCAGAATTGATAATATGATGCCGTGATTATTAAGCTGACTAGCCGTTTTCTCTGTCAGCTTACCAGCATATGGCTCAAGCATATCTATATTATAACCCATTTCAGCCCATTTGTCAAGCTTAATTGTCTTGCATTTTGAAAAATTTTTATAAACATCAATTCCAATTAGCAATGCTTTAGCAGAGCCATAGCAATCAAGATAGCTCAACTTAATCAATTTATCAAGCTGCGAATAGCCACATTTCAGATTAGGCAAGTCATCAAGCAAATCAAGGAATGATGGATATGGCTTTTCTTTACCTATCAATTCTATCTCATTCTTGATTTCATTATCTACACCCTTAATTTCATTCTTAACCTTAGATTGACCTCTGCCTGTTAAGAAATCGTTAAGCCGCTTATTGGCTTCATCAATATAATATTTCTTATCAAGATAATCTGGTACTTTTACACCTATGACGTTCTCATTATATATAAAACATCTGTCGGCAGTGCCAGCCATCTTTTCAGGATTGCCGCCATCTTTTACCTTAAATACACCAGCATCCGATTCTCTTGTAGATGCAAATACGCGCAATACGCGCTCTCTTAGAATTGTGTCACCGTACATAGAATGGGCATACGAGCCGCCTATTTTGACAATCTTCTGAAATTCAATTAGGTCGTCACAGCTATTGATTGTATCTTCAATAGACGTACCTGATATGAAATAAGAATTGAGGGCTTTGTTAAGAATGGGCAAGTCGTAATCAACCTTGCTTAATTTTTTTACATACGCTCCTTTGCTTTTCGGGCCGTCCTCTTCAACTAAGATATAGTTATTTACATCTTTTTGCCAAATAGCTGAAGCGTAATCAAATTCAAGAGATAGCCGCACTCGCTTTTCCCAATCGTGCATAATTTGCTCAACAATCGGCTCGTTTGCTTCATCCTCAAAATAGACATATACGCCATCTGTGTTGGACTGAATCAATTTACAATATGGCTCGATTTTCTCAATCAGGTCAAGCAACAATAGCTGACCTGTCACACAGACGCACCGGCACATTCTTGGGTCATAGAGTGGATTGTGTTCATCACCAGAGGCTCCATAAGTTGAATTAAGCACAATTTTATATGGCTTTTGCATTGGATTCTTTTCTTTCTTTAGCTTTAGGCGCGTATCTCTAATCTGTCTATACAAGTCAGGGTCTTTGACATTACGACTGAGCAAGCCATATTCAATCATAATAGACGGATATAGAGATGCCGCATCAGCGCATAGAATCTTGCCTTTGTATTGGAAATTATCAATGCACCCATGTATGCCGCCCCATCCAATGACATGTGGGATACCAGCTATTGTGGTATATAACGATTTATCTACTCTATGATTCTTTTGGTCTTGAAACCATTCTAGCACATATCTATACTTATCCAGAATCAATGTGTCAGGATAAATAATATCAAATTCATCATCATGCTTTTGTTTGACTGCTCCTAGAATCTTAGCGACAAGCTGTGCCTTAGTTCTATTGAAATCCTCAAGCGGCAAATTGAACGCTTCAATCAATGACGCTTGACTGTCAAATTCCTCGTGCTTTGCATCGAATACCTCAATGGTTTGCTCAACATCATGTGTACAATAATATATTGTCTGCTCAAGCTCATCCTTAGTCAATGGATGGTCAATAGTAAAATCAATATCAGACTCTTTGATTTGCTGACCCATAAATCCTTCAAATTGCTTGAGGCTATGGAATTTATCACTGATGTCAAAATTAAGCAAAGGATATTTCTCTTTTTGTTCCTTGGTTAAAATTTGATGCTCTTTCAATCCTTTGTTAATTAGAGCATCGTTCACTTCATATGCGTTTTTGCCACACAATAATGATTTAAGCAACGGCGCATCATAGTTTCTTGAATTATAGCCAACCCATATATAACCAAGTTTATTACATTTTTCATATACTTGCCGTAATCGCTCTACATTGTTATGTATGACACATTTACGCTTTGAGGTGTAATCGATTAGCACAACTAACCAATCGTATCTAAACACCTCAAAATCATAAAACATTAGTTTATAATTCATCACTTCACCAACTCGAATACATCTTCTTTTTCTTCGTACTGAACAATCTGTCCAAGATAATATTCAACCTCATCATTACACGTATCAAGCCAACATACGATAATTTTGCCTGTAACGTTAGATTCTTCGCGGCTTGTCATGGTAATAATATATTCTCCATAATCTCTGTGATGTACTTCAAGCCGCATTTTGCCTTCAAATACCATATTGTCGGCAAATCCTCGAATAGCTTCCGTCGTTGGAATCTTACTCTTAATCTCAACCCGGAATATACCGGCTTCATTTTTGAACATGATGATATCTCCAACTTTGTATTCCATCTTTTTAATCCTCCTTATTCTACTTCCGTACACATCCCAATACATTGTGGTATTTCATGATATGTTTTTGCATCAAATGTATCAGTACAAATATAATACGTCGGACACCATCCAATACGATTGTCGTCACATACATATTTAATGCTTAGGTCAAATTTATGAATACCCCATTCTCTTGCAACATATTCAAACACGTCTGCCAATGAATCAAATTTGCGGCATTCTTTCATTGATTCTTCAAGTGTACCCCTATGTGGTCGATATTTCCAAGGCATATCTATTCCTCCTTATTTATGATTCACCGGCATAACCACGCCATCACCATTTTCAGCTTTGAAATAAATCTGGCTAATTCTATTTGCCGCATATGCCTTACAATCAGGCAGACATTCCATAGCATTAAGCAAATACTGTGGATTGACCCAAAGATTCAATTCCTCATTGAGTAAATAATCAGCCACTTTCTTAGGGTTGTTCTTTTTTTTGATTTTATGCGTCTTGATATAGACATTAAGCTCGCCAATATCAGGCAGAGCGATTTCTTTAGAGTCGTATATCGGTCTAACAATCTGCTCAAGCTGCATTTCCTGTCCATGCCATTTTTCATCAATCGCAGGCAGGAGCGGCTTTTCATTGAATCTAATAGCTACAAAGCCATCACATACACAATACAGCGTCGAGCCGTCTCTTGTCTGATTTGTAAACATACCTTCAAACATAGGCTTATTGCACAATTCAGCGTTCTTGATAATTCTATTCGCCGCAGTCACAATCGATTTTGTACTAGATTTCTTTGACTGCTCTTTGATAACATCATACAGTTTTTCAGTGGTCATAATAACAACCGCCCCTTTCATTTGATACTTGGATTATATCATAGATTGGAGCGGTTGTCAAGAGGGTTATTTAATTTTTTCTATTGATTCACCAACAATTTCAAATAAATGCGGGAACTCAGGAAGCAATATAATATTTCGTCCGAGTAGAGTAAGACGCAAAACCTTCATCCACGCTTTGGCATCTTTACTCCTTATACCGTCTTTGAATCTAACAATATATGTGCCACCATCTTGTAGCGATTTGACGGTTCTAATTTCTTCATCATTCATATGAATATCCTCTGATCCTGCTGAGTACATACAACTCTACTTGATTTACCTTGTTTGATTAGCTCATCTTGTAGAGTATTGGAAAATTCTACTTTATTCTCATAGTTACCATGTACTAGACATAGCTTATTGAAACGGCATTGATTTGTCAAGTAATCAATCAATTCTTCATAACTAGCATGGCTACTAAATGAGCGCAGTTCTGTGATATTAGCTTTGTTTACCACATTCGCTCCATCAATATTGACTTCGGGCATATTTGATTTGATTTGAGACGCAAGCCCATTCTCACCAGCGAAACCACAAAATAAGATATGATTGCGAATATCAGGCAGGGCCGTTTTAAGATGGCTCATAATCCTGCCGCCTACAAGGAATCCCGATGCGCTGATGATTAAACAATGCTCATTTCGCAGTTGTAGATTAACTGATTCTTCTTGAGATTCAACAATTCGCACATTCTCAAGCTCGTTTTCTTCCCACGGCCAGATTGCACAGAATTTAGATGCAAGAGGCGAGTCGAGATAAATTTTAATCTGCTTATCAATACCCTCATCATGTAATAAACGCAACATAGATTGCGTACGGTCAAGAGAAAAACATGGAATTAAGATTTTATTGGATTCAGAAATGACCGTCTTGATTTTCTCAATATCTTTGTCTCTATCCTTGGGACTATTGGGTCGCCCCTGTTGACAATATGTGCATTCAGAGATAAGAACATCAACGAATGACAATGTCTTTCTACACGCCTTATACGGTCTTTCAGATGTGCCGCCAATATCACTAGTAAATCCAATACGCTTAGTCACATATCCATCCTTTAGTTCAAGTACACATTGCGCTGAATTGATAATATGACCAGCAGGATAATATGTCAACTTAATATCAAGCGCAAGCTGGATTGGTGTATTATAATCAACCTCAATAATTCTATTCAACGCACGTTCAATGGCTTGTTCATCATAGAATGGCGCGGCTTTCTGTCCATGCTTATTTTGGATTTTTAGACAATCAGCACGCATGATTTTGAGGCTATCTTCCCATAGCAGTTTAAGAAAATCAGTAGAACCAGATGGCACATAGAGATGAGCACTACATCCTTTAGCATATAGTGCAGGGACAAGCCCAATATGGTCGAGATGGCTATGATTTAATATAATAAAATCTACTTCTCTTGCTTTAATCTTTTTTAGTTGAGCAAAATTAGCCTTATAATCAGATACAATATCCCCCATGCCCTGTATCATGCCACAATCTAGGAGGATGCTATATTTTTTGAATCGCACATGATGACAAGAGCCGGTCACATCAACGGCGGCGTTCGATAAAAAATGGATATATGACCTAGACGTTCCTTTTGAGGTCACTTAATATCCTCCTCGTCCTTTTTACCAGTTGGCAAATATGCCCATGCTACCACGTCATCCCAATCACCATGATTATCGAGATAATACATATTATCGCCATTGTATATATCATCAACCATGCAAGTATCTGCGTACACAAACCCACCTGTTGTAAGAACTAGAATATGTTTACCTTCATCGGGTAATTCGCAATTAAAAATATAGGCAGGATATTCGTACTCTACCAATCCCCATTCTGCCCATTCTTCAAGTTCTTCCTCAGTGGGCGGTCTAGTCACAACCTCATGCCATACAATTTTTTCAATCCATTCCATTAAGCTGGCTCACCATCCTTCCTCATCTTTAGCACATTTCTGAGCACACAATCCATACAATTCAAATCAGCGTCATTCCACATCTTATCTCTCTGTGCGGTCATGCGCGGATCGATTTTTACATATTTGTCACAATCAGATTGATAATCACAACGGTTGCAAGGAATTTCCCAGATATGGGAGGGGCGTTTACTCATAATCATCATCCTCATATTCAGGCTCTGGGTTTACATCAAAACCAATTGCTTGCGTCATCTGTGGACTTGGCTTAATTGTCTCAGCAGCGGCTTGTGCCTCTCTCTGGTCAAGCTCTAAATCAATCTGCATACGATTGATATGCGCATTGATAGCAGATGAAATCCGTGTGGCCACAGAATCAATCAATGGCATAGCGGCTGACACAAATAATATCGAGCCGCCAGCAATCCATAATGGTAATAGATTATTCTTTTCTTTCATACATCGCCTTTCTTGATTTCATATAGCATTAAGCCAAGCCATAGCAACACACATGCCACTAGCCGCCACACATCATCCATTCTTTTTACCTCTTGAGTTGGCTTCAGCTGCCTTACGTTTGATGACCTCTCTAATTGCTTTAGCAGATGTTAAGCCGCTTGTCAGCTTATCAATCTCATAGATACAAGCATCCCATCCTGTCATTAAGCCCTGATTAAAATAGCTCTGAAATTTAGGCTCAAGTTCGGCTTTCAGTACATTATGCAGTTCATTATCCGACATATGTTCCCTCCTTATATGGAATATCACAATTTGGACAATAGACCTCTGTTAATGTCTCATAGCATGGCTCATCCAGCTCAGTATGCAACTCTCTATGTGTATACCGCTCTAGCTTACAACCACAAATAGGGCATCTGCCCATTGATTCTAGTGCTGTATCGGCTGTGTAGGCTAATGGCAGGACTTTTAAGCTAGATAGGTATACTAAGCAATCAGCTGCAATGTCCTCATCAGCACCCTTATAGTGCTCTACAACAGCTTCTACAACTTCATTGTGCATATCGGTCATGCTAATAGCTCCAACTTTTCAAGCCGCACAACAAACTCAGTATCGGTCGTTTCATGTCTTACAAGAGCAACTCTTACATTCTTATTGATAGAGCTGTCAAGATGGTCACCAACATAGAGCACTTCATATCTCCATACCTTACTGGGAGTTTCACCAGAAAAAGCAGTAGACATAGTTCTCATAATGTCATAAGTGGCAACCTCAGCAGTATCAAAAAAATCACACAGCTTATTTGGGTTATAAAAATCAGTAAATACGAATTTAACCTTATCCCCAACCTTAATTTCTCTTGGCTTCTTTGCTTCAGCCATTCTTTCCTTCAGTTCATCAATACCAACCTGTAGCCGCCAATCATCGTCTGGATGACAACGAGTCTCTACCTTCTTACCGTCCTTACTCGTCATCGTCATGCGATTGCCCTCAATATGCAGGTCATAATCGCCCTCTAGCCACTTAGGCGCTAGATTCTTTTCATAGAATTTGTATTCTAGCTTCATATCTTTCTTTTTCCTCTCTTTCATAATTTCTTCATATAGACTATTAAATACATCGTCCCACATCATTGTTTTATCCTCCTCAATTAAAAATTAACAACGCTCATTGCATTAACGGCACGCTGTTCAGTGCGCTTAACATATCTGGATGTGATTTGGATTCCGCTATGTCCCATTGCCTTACTAATAACCTCAATCGGCACATCAGCCTCAGACATCATAGTAGCAAATGTGCGGCGCATTGTATGATTGTTGATATGCAATTCTTCCCAATTCTCAATACCAGCTTTTCTAGCACATACTTTGAGCATGGCGCTAGTATTCTTGCCATCCATTTTATTGCCTCTGTTGCCTACAAACAGATATTCACAGCCATCCTTGCGCTCATTGGTAATATAACTGTCAATCAGCTTGATCGTCTCATCAGCCAAGCCAACCAATCTATCCTTATCACCCTTACCACGAATAACCAGTATATTATTGCTACGAGATTCATATTGCTCAAGCGTGATATTAGCAAGCTCATGAATACGCAAGCCAGTCTGAGCAAGCATCATGATAATCGCCTTGTTGCGCTCATTGGTTGCAGCATTGACCATTGCTCTAACCTGCTCGCCGTTAAGAGCCGATTGCTCACGATTCTTAATCTGCGGCGCTTCAAGCATCTCAGCTGGATTACGGTTAATGAACTCGTTGCGATAAAGGAATTTGAAATATTCACGAACCGCAGATGTTCTCTGAGCAACAGATGCAGAACTAAGATTGCTCATGCTAGACTGCCACAGTTCAAGGTCAATCGGCTTGATTTCAGCTTCGGACTTATTGATATGCTCCAAGCAATTCTCAATCGCCTTGGTATATTCACGAATAGTACCTTCACTACGGTGCTTTGCTTTGAGACTCATAACAAACAGTTCATTCATAATATTCAGCTCCTTCATTTGATGATTTAAGTATAGCACCATAGCGACGATTTGTCAAGCCCTATTTTAGAAAAATCCCTATAATCTTTCGACCATAGGGATTAACAGGAGGATTATTTACTCATTGATTTCTGCCTTTAGTGTGCTTGTCGGCTTAAACGTCAGAGCATACTTAGCAGGAACTTCAATGGTTTCGCCGGTCTGTGGATTACGAGCTGTACGAGCATCACGCAACTTGGTTGTGAACTTGCCAAAGCCATGAATCACCACGTCTTCATGCTGGACTAGACTATGCCGCACATAATCAATGAATGTGTCTACAATCTCAGTTGTGTCCTTGACCGTATTTTCTGTACTATCTGCTACAAACTTGATTAGTTCCTTCTTGGTCATAAATTCCTTTTAATTTCCTTTCAGTTTCTAATAAAATTTTATTAAAACAAGTCGCAATGTTCATGCGCATATTGACTTGATATATAGGGTTATTGTTCCACTATCAACTACTTACAGGGTCATCTTACCCAAGCCCTATATTGTTTAGTGGCTTTACAGCCGCTACATCGCTGAACTAATTCTTTGCGTCGACTCGACCCGTCATTTATCCTTGGACTTAATGACGTTTTCAGCAATGCGCGGAATAGGCTATCACCGCGCTATGAGCCTGTGCCGAATATCGCTCTTTGTCCGATTTTCTGTCAACCGGCAAACACCTCATATAATGCGCACTCAATGAGGATTTAAGACGTTGCCTCATAACATCAGGTGGTCAACCATCAGCTATTCAGCAACTAGCATTACAACCCATAAACTAGATTGAGATTCATGTGACCAATTCATTATCTCAACCTTACAAATCTAAGGATTTTAAGATTTTCTTAGGTTTGCATCTGGGACAGTTACAATGCTGAGCATAGCTGCGTGCAATCCTATAATCTATTGGAAGCGGCAAGAATTGAACTTGCATTCAGACGAGTAAACACTGTGAGTTTCCCAATTAACTTACGCTTCCATATTTATCTCAAGCCAACTTCCTACCTCATAGCTATTTCTAGCATCGGCTCGTGAATGATGTTTACATAATATCCTTATATCACCTTTGCCGTTATGTTTTTGCATGGATGCTAACGTGGCACGATTGGGCGCGACCCCAATTCTCTAGTCTGTATCTGCCGCTTCTCAAACTCTGCGCAGACCCCAGTGCGGGCGTGATATAGATTTGACGGTTATCTTCAAATCCGGTCGGATATTATCATCGTCTTTCCGATGTATCATTTTATATTTGTCAATCCCAATCCCTTTCATTATGCCGAACAGATTGACTAGTGCGCCCTACTTAGCATTACTCAGCAATTACGCCATTCATGCTTATCTCATTTGTCTCACGCACGTTCCCTATATCATGATGGCTGTTCATCAAACTCCACTTAGCTGTAGCCTACTCATATGCAATCACTGTAGCATGGAACATCCGTTCATACAGCACCATCATCTTTGCATTCTCAATTATACCATACTTGATTTTATTTGTCAAGCATTATTTTTATTATTTTTTCAATAAATTGATTGCCCAAGCTGCACCGCATACAAATGAGAATATGAGGACAGCTGTATCGGTAAGTAAACAAATCCAATCGTTAATAATCATACACTAATAATCAATAAATTCTCCTAAACATCTAGCCCTACAAACTTACCCTACATAATCAACTAATCTGAATTTTCTTCATTATTAGTCAATGATTTCTTTGCCAGACGAGCCGATTTGAGACGTTCTGCCGCTGCTTGCTTCTGTTCTTCGGTCATTGAGCGGGTACGTGTAGTATCTTTGCCCATTCTATACGGCCATAAATGACAAGTCTTAATTTGACAATTTTTAACTTCACTTGCTATGCCACAGCAACAATCCAAACAATGTAAGCGCACATCTTTGAGAACAGACATATTATTACCTCAATTCTGGTTCGATACCATAGACATGAAACCATGTTTCTTTTTTTCGTACATGATTAGAAACTGGGTCATTAAGAATTGCTATCATCAATTTTATTATACATTCGTTTGTGTATTTGCGAAGCCATTTATTTATTGTAAATTTCCCAAGTCCTAATTTTTCACACCATTGAGATGGAGATAATTTCACACCATTTATTGTGATGTATTTATTTTCTTCACACCCTTTATAATTAACTTTTCTTATCGGCTTAGATAGAACATCTTCTATGTCCATTCCTAATCTAAGTCTGGCTTTTAACGTATCATATGGAAAATTAAAATTTTTGGAAAATTCGGACATTGTATATTTCTTTCCATTATACTCTATAATATGATTACGACTTGTGTTATTGGCCTGAACTTCAAATGTAACCCATCTACAATTATTTGGACAATAATCTTTGTTCGAATCTATACGGTCAATAGTTAAACTATCATTATATCCGTTTAATATCGACCAGTTACAAAATTCCTCAAAATTATCTTTCCACTCGTCACAAACTTTGATACCTTTGCCACCATACAAATAATAATATTGAGCAGATGGATTAGAACATCTTGTTTTCATTAAACACCAAATTCTATACAATCTTGTATTAGCCATGCCATGCGACGTTGCCCTATTTTTACAAACCTCATCGTGATAACATCCACAAGATTTTGTACGTCCGGACTTTAACTCTCCTAATTTTACAAACTTTATTTTACCACATTCGCAAATACATTTTTCAACTCTATCATGTGCGCCATTTCTGTATATTTTATCAGGCGCATCCTCTAATACGGTCAATCTTCCATACTTGTTACCAATTACATTTTCTCTTTTCATACATATTCTCCTTATAAAATATATTCAATATAGAAGCTCAATGATAAGGCATTGTTATCTCATTGGTCATGACTCCAATGCTACCTTCTATATTGTTCATGGTAGCGGCGCAGAGGGTCGAACTCTGATTTTGCCCCAATCTAGAGCTAAACTGGGTATAGGCCAGCTGGCTTACCATTAACCGACACCGCCATTTTCGTTTGAGCCTTTTATCGTCATGCTCAGGACTATATTCTAGGAGGTTCACAATGAAGAACTGTAATTGAGATTACCTAATCTCTCAACCACATCTGTATTATACTATAAGAGATACTATTTGTCAAGCTAATTTTTCAAATTTTTCTCTCCATTCATCGCGCCAAATATTGATTGCATCCAGATCCCCAGACCGCTCATATTCGTAACAACAAGCTCCAAGACTTTGATGCATATAGCACCTTACGTCAACTTTGTTGTTGCATAATAATGCCATCTCATATGTACTTTCTATAAACTTGACCAATTTCTTATCCATAATATATACCATCCTTTCATTTGGTAATTATATTATATCACACAATTAGTCATTTGTCAAGAATTATTTTTTTAATCTGGATAATAATCCTCATAAATTGATAATCGCGCCCATAACAAATCGCCACTATTATATAAATCCATAATAAATTTCCGCGCGGATTCTTCAGATATAAACATAATCTCATCCGAATCTAACTTTATGTTATTAGTACAGCTTAATTCCATTCGCCTTGTATATTGAACAAGGTAAAATTCTTCTCTTTTCATATTTGAAATTCTTGGATAAATTTTTCACAAGTCCAGCCATTAAGAACTGGTACTTCATCACAGCTATATCCCCACAGACCAGTCTCACGGTCATAGCAGTCTACATGGCAAATGAAATCTCCGATTTTGAAATAGGTATTAAGCATATTTCTATCATCACCAATCTGCATTGATTACAATTTTATCACCATCGATACGAGCCGATTCTATCAGACGCGATACACTATCCATTTGCCATATACCCTCAAAATCAGGGTGATTTACAAATTTGAACAATTTACCGACCTGCTCATTGCTCAACACCAAATCTTTACCATACATAGACGGTGAATAAGGTTGTCCTTTTACATATGGCTTATAGTAACCAATAGATTCAAGAAATTCATACCAACTTGAGCCGTCACCATCAACTGTATCAACAGCTCGATATGTAACCAATTCACCGCAATGCGGGCAATAGATTGGCTTGGCACGACTGATTCTAATATCTAATCCCATATATTATCATCTCCATTCATTTGATAATTGGATTATATCATATAGAATTTGATTTGTCAAGCATCTTTTTCAAATTTATTTTTAATATCCGTCCATTTTTTAATCTGATCGTCTACACGCACCCATTCACCATAATGCAGTTCTGGGTTGAACCACCAGAGTCCATAATAGTTTGGATTCTCGCCATCTTCAATAGCACGGAACGGATTCTCATAGCCATGCCATTCAAAGAAATCAATGACAAATTTTACATCACTATCATTGCCAACAATAAATGCTGTGTTATTATCAAAATCAGCCCATACAAATGCGGCATCGTCGAACTTGATTTCTGTACCATCATCTTTATAGAATCTTAGACTACTGCCATCTCGCTTTCTAGTATCATTATATCTACATATCCATTCATGGCAATTTGCCTCATACTCATCATCAAATTCTGCACCGCAATATTCACATTTATAAATTCTTGTTTCAATCATTTGAACAATTCCTCCATATTATTTCAAAGGTAAAAATGGTAATAGACAAAGCAATGCCCCTCCAATGATTAGAATTGCACCTAGAATATCTGCAATATTCATTCAAACAGCTCCTCCATTTCTCTAACATGATATTGTCTATCTTTCAGATCGTCCACTCTAGCCCTAGCTGATTCCCAATTTGAACCAGCAAAGCCGCTTTTCATCACATCGGCTATAATTTGCTCGTCCTTATATTTGCGCCGTTCGAGCCGTAAATCATGTAGTAGCTTATATATCTTATATCCATCTCTAGCATTGTATGAATTGAACTCAATAGCATGAAGCACGTCTTGAATTTTATTCTCTACCTCGGTCAATTTATGATCTATCCATGTTGCCCGTGCTACAAGCTGGTCATGCAGGTCACAGAATGAGCCAATTTGTGCCAATGCTGAATCATAATCGACTAAGTTTACATTTGTAAACTGGTCGAAATCGACGGGTTTAGATGGTGCATCAATCTGTTGCACAAAATAGCCCAGATTACGCATTTGCTTTGGCAGATTAGCAAGCGCATTATCGGCTTTGGTTTTATCATTGAATTGAAATGATTCAGTCAATTCTGGTGTTGGGACGAATTGCTTAATTGCATTCTGCATGAGATAGTATTTATTGTTATAAAGTACATACATATATCATCACCTACGGCTCAATTATACCATATTCATTTACTTTTGTCAAGAAAATCTTTGCCCATTCTGCATTTTCATCTTCAGTAAGGTAAAAAAATTTATGATTAGCGATGCTTCCCCAATATTCCTGAGCTTCATGCCATTCACTATAGCCATATGCAGGATTATAGAAATATAGAATCGGCTTATTGGTTACGAATTTACCGCCATAGAACACGTCCATCACAGCATTTTTGACTTCATTATATGCTTTTCGATCTTGCTTATCCAGATTTTCATTCCAGCCACTATATCCATATGCCGATTTTACTTCTGTAGCAGATAAGCCGTCCTTGAGCATTGCATCAAAATAGCACTGAGCCACAGCAACCTTGCCTTCATATGGCTCACCACCTGCTTCCCCAGCCACCACACATTCAACAAACCATGTTTCATATTCAGTCAGATGAAATGGCGGCTCATATACAATAGTAGATTCTAATTCCTGTTCTTCAATCTGCGGCTCTGTCACTATAGTCTCCATAATGACTACATTATCATCTTTCTGATATTCAATTTTGGTTGTCTCAATCGGCTCACATTTAATCCATTTGACAACCGGCTCAGATTCTACAGCTCGTTGTTCCATCATTGAATTGTATTCTTGAATCTGTGTATAGACGAATCCGCCACATGCAGCAAATCCAACCAAGGCCAATCCAATTCCTGCAATCATATATCGAATTTCATTTTTCATCGTCGATTCTCCTTTTTCGATTTTCAATTCACGCCTCTATATATGTATATACCACATTTGATTCTATTTGTCAAGTACGATTTTTGATTTTCATTTTGGAATTGTAAATATCAATTCCGATTTTAGAATTTCGATTTCCACGCATATTTACAATCTCGAAAATCAATCTTCATTTTTCAGCTCGTGCATATATAAATATCTATATACATATTCATATGCAGATACATCTACATCATCATGCACATAAATGATGTAGATAACAATACGCATGATATAGATAGATGTATTTATAGACAATACGCAACTTTGCGTCTATACGTAGAAACATTACTTTCATGCACATATTATGATTTATATTAGCATCAAAGTCACCATCATTCACATTTTTTCATATGAATATTCACTCACAGCATCACATTTTCTGTAGGAGATTTTTGCACATTCGCACATTTTTCTATCGTAAAATAATGTGCAGATGTCAGTTGGTAATTTGTCTATATGATATATGACAAGCAAGCTGTGAGCGCAGATTGTATCATAGCCATGTCGCGCCACCTGTGCCGATTTGAACCGCTTTCACATCTACTCTAGGCAAGATATACCCATAGTCGATTTGAGCCGCCACACCTGTTTTAAGCCACGCCACGCCGCTATGATTGTATATAGGCATATATTACTGGGGGAAAATTCGTTTGACCTAATCCGCACACGCGCACATGAGAAAATCCAGCTCGATTTTTTTCGCGCCAAGCTATTATATGTACTGTATATTGCTGGAAAAAATGTAAAAAATTGTAAGGCACACTCATACTTATGCCCGCTCGACCCATCGATTTTTCACTTCATTTGGGCAAAGCATGGTGGGAAAATGTAATAGTTAAATCCGTCTAACCGAACTTGTGAAAAAAATGGAAATGGCCTGAAAAGTTGGAAATTGTGCAGATTTCACAATACAAGTCCGTGTCAGTTATGCATATTGTACAATGCCATTATGGAGGCTCTAGCGGACGTATACGGCGCGAACTATGCTGGAGTTATAGGAACATAGGGGAACAAAGAAAACCCCGCCAGCATACCGCCAGCGGGGTTGTATCTGTATTTCTGTTTTATGTTCCCACAGTCCTTCCATTTCTCAGCCACTCAGCGCCTTGCTACGGGCTTTTTAGCGCGTCCGGCTATGTTTACTTGTCTTTTATGTTTGCGGCGTGTAGGGCTTGCTTCTTGATGCTTGTAATATGGTAGTTGATAGAATCTGCTAGTTTTTGGATTTGGTACAATTTTGAATCCCAGTATTTTGCAGTATGCATAATTCAGCCCCCTAAAATCATATTGACAAGATATGGAATCCAAAACAAGCTGGAAATTGCTACCATACCGCCTAAATACTGGACTATCCAGTAAATAGGATTTAGGCGGCGCTTACGTCTTTTCATGGTTTAAGCCTCCACTTTGTATTCTGCAAACGGAAAACGCGCACCAAAGAACCAATAAGTCTTATTTTTCGGGATTTCTCGTTCGATAAAATTTTCCATAAAAAGTTCACGTTGTCTTTTTGTGTATGCCATTTCCCGGTCACGGTCATAATTATTGCGATCCGCCCAACGTCTACCATATTTTTCCATCTCTTTTTCCGTAAACAATTCACTGCCAACAAAAATATTACAATTTTTGTCAAGTTTTTTGTTGTCCGCTTCACGCTTTACTTGATAAAATTTCATAATTGTAAACCTCTTTTCATATTTTTTGTTTATGGGGTGCCGCTTTTTTACGGAAAACGGCCTAGAAAACCGCGCGGAAATGTTTAGTTGTCTTCTTCCTGATACTGAATTTTCCCTTCTTCTTCCAGTTCATCAATGGCCGCACTAATTGCCTGAGATAACAAATAACAACGAATTGTTACATCGCAATATTCCGCGCCTTGCTTTACTGCTTCTCCCATATCTTGACCAAACTCATTACAAGCTTCTTCCAGTTCGTCCATATTATGGCAAAGATTCTCTTCGGCTTCCCACGCATTGAAAGTATAGCTTCCACTTGCATTTCCCGTCACGCTATCGTCTGTCCATAAATTATTATTTGCAATTTCTTCCAGCTCCTCCCGGTCTGAAAAGTTCCAGTTTTCAAGATTTTCTAAAATTGCCCGTTTTG